TCAATCATCTTTGACATTTTTCCTTCCTCTCTCATTATCCAATTTGCAGTTTTTTATACCATAATTAGCCAAGCGATTAATCTTCAAGATGTTAGCGAATTTGGCAATGTAAACTTTTTTATCGGGATGGATTATAAGAAAAAGAATATTAAACTGAATGAATTGCACAGACATTAAAAAAGCTCGCATTTCTGCGAGCTCTGTGTTGGATGGCTAGTGCTAGATTTATTGTCTGGTGATAAACATCAAACTCAACTAACTGTCATTGATCCGTCCAACTTATCGGTAGCGTCTTATTGATTTTACGACCTACCATGAGTTGAATATAACAGTATTTTTTTAGCCGACAATACTCTTTTACACTTCTAAAAGAAGACTTATACAAGATTTTAATTGTCATTTTTTTAAAGCAGATTAGAATATTTCTGGCTTGTTATCCGAAGACTTCTGCATTCATATCGTCTTTATTTAATTCATTGATTTTTAGAAAAATACCTTATTAAGCATACGAATTCTTGTTGAATAGCGGTTCAACACCCTCTTTCATAATCTCAATAAGCGCTTCAAAATTTAAACTCGGATATGATTTTTTATTAAAAATGCTTTCGAAAAAGGACGCAATATTTAAAGAAACTACTGTTATATAATCTATACTACTAATTTTAAAAGGTTATCTTTAAAAAATTGGAGATAAATCAATCGCTTCGTTCAAGTTAATTCACCATAATTACGTATGAGCACTTAATCATTTGGATGGACAGATCAAAATTATTGAGTAGATTTTCTGGATGTTAAATACCATATTTTTATTTGCAACCTAGTCAAATATTCAGAATCCTAGCCAGCTTTTCAAATTCACCCTATTTACAGCCAAGCGACCTATAAATTCTAAATTTGTTCGAAATAAAAACTCCCACCTAATGGAAATTTAATTTTATATCAACCTTAAACATTGAATATAAATGCAATACAATGCTCATAAATACATCGAGATATATCTAATTTTTTATGTCAGCTAATAATTTTAGGAAATACCTTGATCTCAATTTAAGGCAGTTAATACTTTTATTGGCTATTTTTAGTGTGTCTAGCCTTTTTATTATTTCTCTCATTATTAGCTATCAGATCGTAAAAAATCAGTTAATCGACAATTCTCTTGCCTTAAACTCTGATCATGCCCATAAAATTGCATTAAGCACAGACAACCATTTTAGAAATATGCTTCTTGAGCTGGACTATAGTGCCAAGATATTAGGTCAAGACTTTAATAACAATGAGCTAAGAGAAGCCGAGGTCAATAAATTAAAATATCAGTCTGAACACTATAACAGTGTTGTGATCAGTGACACCCAAGGCAGACTGATAAACTTTTCCCCTAATATTCTGCATATTGATAAAAGCAAAATACAACATACTCAAGGGATTATTGACTCTCTTCATAAAAAATCGACTTATATATCTTCGCCCTATTTTTCTGTGCAAAAAAATATGATTGTGTTTATTTCTCAACCTATTTTTGACAAGTCAAATCACTATCAGGGCTTCATCGGTTCAGCGATTTATTTAAAAGAAAAAAATGTAATTAATCAGCTTCTAACCACTTATAAAAATTATAAGAATAGTTATATGTATTTGATTAACAATGAAAATAAAATTATTTTCCATCCCGATCGTGAAAGAATCGGTCAATTGGCCAGCAATAATACTGGTCTGGAATATATGCATGCGCATAAAAATGGTCAAATTCGTTTAATCAATAGCCAGGGCACTGATAATCTGGCGGGTTTTTCTCATATTCCGACTTCAAACTGGATCGTGGTTTCCCAACAACCCACCCATGATTTACTTAAACAGGCAAATTCTATCCTTTATAAATTAGCCGCAGGATTCTTTTTATTTTATCTGCTTGTTTTTTATATTGTATGGCGACTGTCTGACTCTATCTCGGCCCCGTTGAATCAACTGGCAGATATGGCGAGTCTGCTAAATCAGGCAGAAATCGGTTCAAAAATTAAGAATATCCAGCCTTGGTACTATGAGGTCACAAAATTCAAGTTAGCTCTACTGCTGAGTGTTCGAAAGTTTTCACAACAAATGAGCAAAATGGATCATCATATTAATACAGATCCTTTAACCGGCTTGATGAATCGTCGTGGGTTGAATTATGTCATGACTCACAACATGAAAATGAACATCCCTTTTTCAGTGCTTCTGATGGATGTGGATCATTTTAAAAACATTAATGACAATTATGGTCATGATCAAGGTGATGTTGTCTTAAAGCATATTGCCAAGACGATGCAGCAAAAATTTCGTAAAGATGATATTTGCTGCCGCTACGGTGGTGAAGAATTTATCATTATTATACCGAACAGCAATCTCACTGAAGTTTATGAAAGTGCAGAAAGGTTCAGAAAAGAGATTGCAGGTAAAGAGATTCAGGATATAGGTAATATTAGTATTTCGATTGGTATTGCTTCTTGGCCAGACAGTTCTAAAAATATTCTAGACGTTCTGAAAATTGCCGATAACAATCTTTATCGGGCGAAAGATGATGGACGCAACTGTGTGCGTTACTAATTTGATTTATTTTTCAGTTTTTTAGCTTAAATAAATGGTGCGCTCAGCGGGCACTTTCCGAAATTTGCGGTTTCCTTATTATTCCCTAGTTTTCCTTATTTTCTCTTTAATTTTATAGGTTTAAGCGTGGCCCATTAATTCAATAGTTTAATGTTTCCTTATTATTCCCTATTATTCATTCTATATTGATTACGCCAAATTTACGCCACGACATTTTGAGAGAGAATTTATGGCCACCTTTAGACAAAGGGGTGATGCTTGGCGAGTTGAGATTAGTGTGAATGGTACTCGGGAAAGTGCGACATTCGATACTAAGACTCAGGCTCGCGCATGGGCATCAAAACGTGAAACTGAATTAAGAGAGTTATCACGCGGAAAGCTTCCTGATTATACATTAAATTGTGCAATTGATAGATACATAGAAGAAGTATGCCCAAAGCACAAAGGTTGTGATGCCGAGATTAAAAGATTTCGGGCATTTCAGAGGAACTTCCCAAAGATTGCCAAAAAGCATATTGCCAAAATCACGACCGATGATTTTGTGGTGTGGCGAGATACCAGACTAAAAACAGTCAAGCCGGCTTCGGTACGACGTGAGGGTAATATCCTGTCTGCTTTGTTTACAGTAGCGCGCACGGAATGGAAGTGGGTTTATGATTCACCTATGAGTGATTTAAAGATGCCGCCACCACCAGCACATCGCGACAGACGTATATCAGAGGATGAAATTTACAGACTTTGCCTGGCTGCTGAATTCGATGATCAGGCACCTGAGAATTTCACACAGCAAATTATGATTGCTTTCCTGTTGGCGATTGAAACTGCAATGCGTGCTGGTGAGATCCGCGGCCTGACTTGGGACCGGGTTTATTTAAAGAATAGATATGTGACTTTGAATGAAACCAAGAATGGAACAAAACGACATGTACCCCTGTCCAAGCGTGCTGTCGAATTGCTTGAGCTTATGAAAGGTGTTGGCAGTCATCAGGTTTTTACGGTGAAAGATTCGAGCTTTGATACACTTTGGAGGAAGTTGCGAGATAAGTGTGAAATTGAAGATTTACATTTTCACGACTCAAGGCATGAAGCATGCACAAGGCTTGCTCAGAAATTGGAAGTATTGGATTTGGCGCGGATGATTGGTCATAAGGATTTAAGAAGCCTAATGATTTATTACAATGCAACTGCATCAGAGATTGCAAATAGGTTGGATTAAAATGAAAACATGGACCTACTTTTATATAGAGCACACGATAAAGAATGGAAGGATTTTTAGGAGGGAGTCTGGGTGGGGTTTAAATTTAAAGAGTAATTATGTGGAGTTGAGGTTATATTGCGATTGGGTAGATGGGCGGAAAGATGACTAATATTAATAATATTGTAGCAAATACACTCGCTATCGCTTTTGTAGTCACATTATTTTTATTTGCTTTTACTTGGATTATTTTTGACTTTCAGGGGTCAGCGATTTCATTGAAAGACACGTGGACAATAGTTGCATCGTTATTAAGTGCACTAGCCACACTTATAGCATCATACATAGCATATTTAATTTATAGCCAGTGGAGATTGCAAGTTGAATATAGTTCTAAAATTCAAGACCTAAAAGAATTGGTTAACAATCTACATGAGATTAAGAATGAAATATTAAACTTGCGATCTCAGAGGGTTGCACTAGATTTACTATTGCTTATTAGAAATATAAAAGATGATGAGTATGAAAATAGAAAAGATGAAATTAGAAATCTTGCCTCAAGCTTGAGAACGCTTGAAAAGTTATTTCATATACAACTGCTTTTGGAGAAACTAGATACAAGTATCTTAATATTATATTCTAAAGATAAGGGTTACAAAGAGGTTGATAAAAACCTAAAAGATATTCTTAAGTTCGTTGATTCTTTTTCATTCGAATATTCTAAATTAATAAACAATATCTCCCAGAAAAATCTTATAGGTTATGGCTTACAGGCTTGGTATGATTATTCAATAAAAGTAAGTAATTTAATGTTTCAATTAAGAGACTTATTATCTCACACCGATATTAAAATAACAGATTCTAATCCAATGGAATTATTTGATGACTCACTATCAGCCTTAATTGAAAATATTGAAATTATGGCTAAAAATTAGAATAGCACGCTTGAATCATATTTCCCCTTTATTAATTCGATGCAGATTTAATTAAAAATCACCCTTACTTAAACCACCCCAACACATACTCCCACATTCACATTCGTTGTAATCGAATGAGCTGTGCAACCTGATAGAAGGAGGCACAGCAAGATGATTCTTATACCCATAAGCGCAATTTCGCCAGATGGGCTTTACGATCAGCAAGGCCATTGGTGCCACCATTGATCCGGCGTGTAATGGTCAGCACATCATCTTTATCAGCCAAAGCATTCAAGCCATTATCAGACCAGAACTTACAGGCCACCATAAGGCCGATACTTGGGATTGCCACAATCTCAGGATTGTTTTCAAAGTCGATGCCGAGCTGCTGACCGTATCTGCGATAATTGGCACGGCCAGTTAATTGAATTGGACCACGACCTTTATATCGCTTGCCATCCCCTACTTGTGTATTGCCTAAACCCTTTCGCCCCTCATACGCTGCACCTGACGCGATTTCTTCCATGTATCGGAAGTTGCCGGACTCATGTGCAAGTTGTGCAAGGAAGTGAATAAAGCGAAGCGAGTTATCCAGGATGCCATAGGTCCGCATGTGAATATTAGCAGCCAGACCAAGTTCTTCAGCACGCGCTTGACTGGCACCTAATTTTTTGAATACCGCAGTCAAGGTGCCACGGCCAATGATTCCATCATCATGCACACCTACTGCTTTTTGGAGTTTTTTAATTTGAGCGATGTTCATCATCTTTATCCGTATTAAAAAATTTAGGACGTGCACCACCCTTACCCCAAATATAGAGTTGTCGGGTAAATAGTGCGAATAAAATACTTACTGTAGTGTAAAAAAGGGTTCCGGCCGGACTTGGCGAATACTCATCTTTAACAAAAAGTGCGGCTCCAAAAAGGATCGACAACACCAATAGAAAATCGATGTGTTTTGGGAGCTGGATTTTTGGATGAAATGCCATGATTGCAAACGAAAATATAAACAATACCAATGCCGTCTTACTTATGATTAGCAGCATCTTCATTCTCCTTTTTGACTAAACCAAGAACTCTTGATCGAGCCAAACTCAGCAATGCTTCAGCTGTACTTTTACCAGCAGCGCCCAGAATAAAACCAAATAGTTCTGGGTAGTTGCCACTAGCAAGAAATAAACTTGCCGGTTTAGCAAAGACCACACATAAAATGAAGCCGGCAAAGAATCCTATCCAGCGATCCCGAGTAGGCTCCTTACTTAATAGAAAGCCAAAAGTTGCCCCCAACACACCTGTAAAAAGGATGTGTGAATGGCTCTTTATGCTTTCTAATACTTGACTAAGAAAGTCCATATACATCCCCTTTAGTCATACATCCCCCTTTTTTTTTGGCATTAAAAAAGCACCCTGAGGTGCTGTCATTTGGTTAAGTTTAGACTTCTATTTCTGAATGCTGACCAGTGGGTGCCGGCCTTAAAATCACCTGATTTGAGATAAACACTCTGGCACCTAAATTATAAGCTGTGCCAGATGTGCACAGCACTGGCCCAGAACCACCATCAATCTGCACCCTATACTCTGGGTGCTTCACTGAAGTAATCGTGCCGATATATTCCGCATGAGTGGGATTAAGCAACTTACGCAGTTCAAATAAAGGATTATTCACGGCTGATACGCTCCACTGTAATGGTTTCGTTTACCTTCTCATGTGAAAAGCTGCCACTTACCCCATCAATGACACCCCACCACTGACCATTAAAGGCAATGGACTTACCTGGTAGCATCTCGCCAATTTCTTGGCTTACCGGGATATCAGCGAAGGTATGTAACTCCTGAATATTAGCTTTGACCAGCTCATTTTTGCCATAGCTGGCACTCGATACCACATTAAACAATGGACCTGTGACCGTCTCAAGCGGTACATCACCCGAGGTACCGCGCTGCTGTACTTTTAGGCTCTCACCACTGCGGCTATTCACTACGGTGATGGTATTAAAGTCAGCAATATAGTCATCATTCTGTTTAATGTTCTGCTGCATCACCAGACTTTCAGATAGCAGAATGTCGTAATCATCCACGGTCATCGCGTCCCAGTAGCCTTTCTGGTACCGGGGTAAAATAGTCAGTGTATTACCTGCTTTCTGGCTATAGATAAAGCCACCGCCTGCATCAACGACCTGTTTGATTGCGTCGATGGGTGCAAGTTCTGCATAGCTCAGGCTTTCACTTGGTACAATCCAGCCCAACTCATCAATCAGTTTCCAGTCTAAGTTGGTGCTGCTATTTGCCCGATCAATCTCAGCCTGCACCAACTGTACAGAGGTGCGCTCATTGTCCTGAATAAATGAACGTGTCGGCCCGTATTTATCTGAGTTCAACGCTGTAACGCTTCGACCAGGATAAGTGTATAAAACACTGGCAAAGCGTCGTGTTTCTTCTGGATCTTCAAGCAAAATATGATGTTCAAAACCATTAATCATGACTTTAAGGATCACTGGCTGCCCATCAATCGGCTGCAGCTTATCTTTTTCAGTATGAGCCACGGTAATTGAGTAGGTCCAGCACCATTGAGATCGACTGGTACTGTAGGTGCCATCCATGATCTTGATCTTCTCGCCGGTATCTAATCGCTCGGCTGTTAATACATTCACGATATACCACCAGTTCCTTTTTGGCAGTGCTGGAATACAGTCATCTGCACCAAAATTTAAAATGACATTATGTGAATCAACGTCATGACATAAGCAGATAAAATTTAAATCACCATTACCTTCATATTTTGGTAGCTCAGGCTTTGGCCAAGGCTGAACCGGATGCTTGCGGTAATGAATCGCTTTGGCCTGATCCCAAGGCAAATCTGACTTGGTAACAATCTCAAGGCTTTTATCCCATTCAAATGAAAAACGATGCTCAAATGCCTGAGCCACTTCATGCGAATAAGTAAAAGTCTTACGTCTGCGGATCATTTCTTGCCAGACTGTTTCCCTGTTATGGCGCAGTTTGATCGTTTCCTCATGCAGGTAGCGCTGATGAATAAAGCGCTTATCACCTTCCTCCCAGATGATATGCACATCAGAACTTAAACCGGTTGCTTGCTCATGCAAGGATCTAATCGCCCGGGTTAACGACCCTGCCTGCTCATACTGAATATTTACCTGATTCGAAACTACCAAGCCTTGATCATAAAAAAGAGCCTCATTTGAGACTCTTAATATTGGCTTGGCCCACGGTATTTCTGTGGTGCTCAAGGCTGCGATAGCCTTCTGATATTGCATATCAAAACCATAAGACAATCCGACCAGATGATTGATATCGAATAACGCTATAACCTCAAATTGAAATTCAGTATCCAAAATCGCATCAATCGTGCACAGGTTTTCACTAAATACCGCTTCAATTTCAAAACTAAAATTGGTATCTAAAATAGTATCGAGCTGACCAATAACATCAGTATTTTCACTGAATACAGCAACAATCTCAAAGCTGAATTCAGTATCGAGTACCGTGTCTATAACTGCAGTATTGGCACCACTGTCGGCATAAACTGCGGTGACTTCAAATGAAAGCTCAGCATCGAGTACAGTGTCGATTATTGCAGATACATCATCACCAAAATTGAGATTGGTCGAGCCATCAGCTAGATGCTCAAAGTTCAGAATAATATTATGGCTATCAGTATTATCAGATTTAAAGTTCAGGTTTAGGTTGTGAGCATCAACGGTGCCGAGCTTATTTTTAAAATCCACATGAGCACCCTTTTAAATTAAGGTCTGAGTTTTATTGAGGTGACTGACAGTGTGCCGCCAAGTACTAGATTGGTATTGGCTAGGGAAATATCTGTGCCTACCGTCAGATCGGCAGCCACCTCACCTGCACCATTATAAATACGCGCCCATGCTGCAGTGCCAGTTTTAATCACTGAGCCAGTGTCAGTTGGATGCAACTCAACATAAGTTGGCGTGGTTTCTTTAATGCATGGCTCAGGAAATACTAACGTGACTAAAGCATTGTTTGAATCAGCTGCAGTAGCAGGACTAGCAGGCTGTACGCCCTCATAAAAAATAACGGTAGCACTTTGGCTACCGTTATCCATAAATTCTGCAAAGGCTTGACTCATGGCAAGCCGAGCTTTGACTGAAGTTTTACTCATTTTGGCACCACGTTGTCTTGAATGACTGCGTTAAATTGGGATTCAGGGTCATGTGCAACAATAAAAAAGTTAATTCCCGTTAAACATGAAAATGAATATCGCCCCATTTTATCAGTTAAAATCTCATCGACTTTTTTTCCGGAATTCTTTGCGTATAGCCGAACATAACACTGGTGTGGCCTGCCTAATTTCATAGCTACTCCAGCAATAGATTTACTTTCAGTATTATCCAGCCCCCAAACGGCATTGTTATTCCGAGTAGCTAATATATTTACATCCAAAACCATAGAGTTCATTTTAACGCCCCTAAATCAAAAGCTACTTGCCCATAGCGATATGTACTGCTTACGGAGAAATTCATAGTATCAATTGGCAGAATCATATTGTTTTCTGACCTAACCGGAATTAAGTTTGAATAAGGTCTATTATGTGGAATAAATTTTACTCCAGGCATTTCGCCCATTAGGCCTTCATTTGTTTTTAGATAAAATGGTGCTAAGAAAATCTTCCCTAATAATGTTGGCGCACCGGCAGTATCTGAGTAGCCCGTATACCACTGTGACCCATAACCAAAATCTAAACCCAAGCTACGTGCTTCCGCTTGCGTAAATTCAGAATTTAGTGAAAATACTGCTATAGTTGCTCTTGGCATTGATAACAAAGGGTTATAGTTACATATTTTTTGGGACATATTGTTAGCAGTCGCTTGTTCTAATACACCTATCAGAAAAACATTATTACTGTTTACTGCTAGAAAGTTCTTATAATGACCGAAACCACTTACACAAACAGCATTAACTCGCTCTGCAACTGTTGAATTACATATAAAGAAATATTCATCATTACCTATAATTGTCCAGGTCCTGTCGCCATCAGTTGGCGCGTATGTATCATTGATAGCCGCAGATGTGTATTCACTATTGCTTCTAGCGTAATACCATTTACACCAACCATTACTTGCACCTGCCCCCGATCCCGTGCCAGTCCAGTTCATATCTGGGCTTGAGGAACTGTATGGCAGCTGTCCACCGATCATTGTATCTATATCAGTCATCTCCTCAACCACTCCAACTTTTGCATATTTTGCATAAGTAGCTGTCCAGGATGGGTCTAGCTCATCAACGACACGCAAAAATGGACGGCTTGATAAAAGCAGTTTATTTGTACGATATGCTGCTTTTCCACCACCGGCAGGATTACTGCTTGAAAAAGGTTTTGCCCACCCCAGTGATGGCAATGATGCTTCAATTAAACCTGTTGCGTTAGATACACCTGGTGCTGCTGCAAGTTCAAACGTGATACTTTGTGCATTCGGTACCGTTAAAATTCGATGCTCACCATTGAACTCTGGCTGGTTTGCTCCTTTGATTTTAATCACTTGATACTGCATCAAATTGTGCGCTGTGCTGAATAGTGCTGTGACTGTTGTGCCTGTGGTTGTAAGCGATGACACTGCGCCAATATTTATGCCATTTATCAGACAAGCATCTAGCACATTAATCATCGAGCCGTAGGCATTTTGCAGTTGTGGTGCATTGTTGTTGGTATGCACATAAAATTTAATATCTGTACTTGCGACCATTTTTAATACTCATAAAAAAGACCGCATAAAGCGGCCATATTTGATTTAAATTTTAAACAACGCGATCAATATCACCACGCAGCATAATCTGGAATTGATCTGAAATAACTGTAGGTTCGGATTGCTTCACCGTGCGAATCACCCAGACCGGAAAGTTTGCTGCTACTGTATTGAATCGCAGGACGTTGCCATTGGCCCAACCTGCTCCCCACCCTTCTTTTTTAATTGTGAAGTATGGCACGCCAGTGACCGGGTTGATCGGTGCGTAGTCTGCATTGGTGGTACCAGTGCCAATCTGACCCGAGTATTCACCAATGCATCGAAACGATTGTGCATCGGTAAAGATTAATGCCCAGCGTTCTTGAATAGCACCTTTATTGGTGACCTGAAGTGGATAGAGCGAATCATTGTAATTCGCCAAAATGCTTGAACTTGGCTCATCTGCCCAGGCATTACTCCACGAGCCTTGCACAAATTTCCGCGTGTATCGAGCCTGCATATCACCAATCACCAAAGCAGATCCAACAATGGTATCCACCGCGTCATAGTTATGCGTTAAAGGCTTAGTGAATGTCAGCTGACCATTGATCTGCACATCACGGATCAAGCCCATGTCTTGATAGCGATATTTCACTGTCAGTGGTGCAACCAGATCACCCAGCAAAAAGTCACCACCGAGCGTCACACGGCCATAATCGTAATCGACTTCGTAAAGATCAAAAGGCACTTTCGTACCATTGGCATCTTCAAGTTCTACCCATGAAATGCGCTGATCATTTAGATCGTATGTGGTTCCTGCAATTGCATCCGGCAATTCCTGAGACTTACTTGAACTAACAATCCCGATGCCACCGACCCGGAAGATCGGCACCCGGCCATCAATCGGTAAACGTGTTGCTGATAAGCCTAAAATTTCAGAATCCAGAGGAATATAGGTATAAGCCACAGCGTTATAGCGTACGGATGAAGCATCGACCCAGACCGGAACATTGATATATCGGCCATCTAACTCATCATATTCAAGTAATGGGTCATACCAGTCATTCGCTTCAATCTCAGCTCGATTGGCTTCTGTGATTTTGGTTCTGATGTAAAAGTAAATCGTGACAAACCCATTTTCCCAATTGACCTGCCCATGCGCCCGACTGGTCTCAATTACCCCATTTTCATCAGCGGTTAATGTGAGTTGGCCAAATTCAATGGTACCTACAACCACAGTCAAAGACTGTGGCCGGATCGGCATGATTGGTGTTCTAAAGCTGATCTTATTGACTGGCAACAGGTCGGTGGTGGTGGTTAAAGATTCCAAAGTAATCGTGTTATCTGCATTCGGTGTCCAGGAATCAATTTCAACAATCCCGGTGCCGTACTGGACCACACCAGACTGAATCCCGCTGTTATTCGCCGGATCCACATTGCGATACAGCAAGCCGGTACGATCCAGAAAGGTATCAGCACCGACTTTGAATCGGGCTGAGCCTGTTAGAATCTGCTCATCAAAGCCAGAGGATAGATCCAGCTTTAACTTGTTGGCCGTCACTGTGTGGGTTGCTGAATTGGAGCCGGATGTATCACGGTATTTCACTTGAACATCAACAGTATTAAGGGCTTTTAGTTCGACCTGCTGACCCTGAATGTCTGATGTTTGTGGAGAATAAAAAGACATATTTCCTCGCTAGGCAGCCGCATAGATAGCCATAGGTGTAAAGGTTTGCACAAATCTGCTTGCTGTACTCTTTGGTGTGACTTCAACTGCGCCAGTGGCATAGGTAATGGTGCCTTGTACTTGACCGCGGCTATTCACTAGATTACCCATAGTTGCATTCACCGGCACATCTGTCAGGGTTACAGACCCTGCAATCCCCTCACTGCTTTGAAGTGGGATTTTTAACTCAACACTATTTGGCTGAATTGCTGGTCCGGTACCAATGGTAAAGGTCAGCTTTTGATTTGCAGGGGTAACATCCATCTTGGTTTGTTCAAGTGATGATCCATAGTTATAGATCACCGAAAAGACCGTACCTTTTTGTGGCAACTTGTTTGGAATGATCTTGCCAATACCGGTGGCATAGTTGATTTCACCTGTAGCATCTCCAGTAAACTTGCCCTGCGCATTCGAAGTCGCTGTTTTGGACTCACCTTCTAGCGTCCAGTTAATCGTGATACCCGGCAATACACCTGGTCGACCCAAATCGAAAGCAAAGGCAGCTTTGTCTACATTCAGATTTGACCGTACGAAAGTGACAATTGGTGTGCCCCAGTTCAGCAAAATTGGTGTGTCTACATCTGGCAATGCGCCTGTAGTCAACAACCAGGATCCAGTTTCATAATTAATCATGCCCGAACCAAAAGATGGACTGGCAGCCTTTAACTGGCCTGAACCATCGTCTTTAAGTTCATAGAACTTGCCCTGCGACATATAAGAAATCGACAAAGCTCCCGGTGCTGGAATCGGGATTAAAACTCCAGTCCAGTTGGTGCTTTGGTTATTTTGAGTCACCGGAATGGCATGACTCTGGTAATACTGATTCGGTGCAGCTGCTGGTTTAAAAGTAATATTCAAACTTACGGTTCCAGCCGGTGCTGCCGCAGTCCACTGAATCAAACCACGCTGATAATCAATCGTGCCAACCTGAGTACCTTGCGTATTCTTAAGCAACCCACCCTGATCGGTAATCTGCTGGCCTTGTAATGTGAAAGCCACACTGGATGGAATCACTGCTGAACCGATATACAGGTTCTGACTCACTCCAATAGTCATGCCGGGATAATTGACGGTGATCGTACCTTCATTACCCGCTACCAGCACCACGCTTTCACCAGCCGCATTCACATCAATGATTGGTGTTTCAGTCTGAGCTGATGGAATCAGCTGGGCAAAGATACTTTTGGCATTGACCGTAAATTCACCCACGTTCGCATCAGATGCCAATGCAGTCGATGAATAATACAGACCAGTATCCGCAACAATGGTATCGCGGATGATGGTTTTGGATTTTTCACCGTTGTACCACTGACGCGCTGATAATCCGACAAAGTCAACCTCAAGAGCATCATTCAAGGAATACGTGGCAACCTTGTATTCAACACTTTTACCATCGATGACCATGATTGCAGTACGGGTTTCAACCTTGGTAATACGCACATACTGCTCACGCTCTAAGGCCTTACCTTCATCACTAATCAGAACAATCGTGTCACCTACTGACGACTCAGTTTCTTGCGGAAACATGGCCACTTGCAGTGATGACATGCCCTGCCAATGGGTATCCAGTGGGGTGCCGGCAATCTGACCGCCTTTGGCTAAATAGTTTTCCACCCGGTTTTGAGCAGACTGGCGTTCATCCGTCCAGTTCTTGGTACTAAATAGCAGTGCTGATACGTTTGGATCCGCAGGCAGTTCAGATACAAAGACTGTTGCACCCATCAATAGATCAGTATCTTCCGTAGTGACTGCAGGAAAGACCTTGCGCATAGATACATCGCCCATGGTGCGATCCATTTCCGACACATCATTGAACAGGTTATTACTGATGCCATCTTGCACCACAACACCGGAATACTTACCACCGCCATCCGAGTTATCCGTCAAGCGTTCAGACTTGTAGATCACTAAATCCTTGGTTTCAATCACCATCATCTAACTCCGTAAAGCGTAAAGTCACATTAAAATAATCATCCAGTGATACCGCTGGAATTCCTTTTACCGGTGCGGCCTCTAAAGCCCCATCCTGGTGGTTAAATTTGACGGTGAATTGCCGGCTATCATGTGGTTGTTCAAACTGCAGTCTGAAATTTTCACCTTGCAGCTTGGACCATTCCAAAACAGTCCGTAGTTCACGTAGCTTGACCCAGCCCATTTGCGGATCTGCCGGTTGTAAAGTAATTGGTCGACCCGACTTCTTCTTGCCCTCCTGAATGATCAGAGAGCCATCCATGGTATAGGCCTGATTCTGTTCAATGGCCTTCCATGAAAATTCATCAGGCCATAAAAAACCGTCCTCTAATGGGACGGTTTCTGATGTGCTTAAGCGGATTAATTTCATGTAGATTTCGCTATACCTTTTAATTGGTTTACCAGACTGGTCATCACATCCTTTTGGCTTGCATCGCCTGTAAGGGATAGGGTTTGACCTCCGAATTGAATGTTGTAATTCACACTATCACCACCCTTACCATAGTCTTTAGTTGATGGTACGGAAGGAATAGACGGCGCATAGTCATTCAGGTTGGTACCAGTTGAAGCCACATTGATACTACGCATCAACTCATTAATCTTGTTGGTTCCGTGCTGGGTGGTAATTCCCTTAGCCGCTGCATCGTCATACATCTGTCTCATGAGCGTATCTAGACCACCTACACCGCTATTGCCATAACTGGCCATCTTGGCATCACGATCCGCTTCCATGGCTTGTGACCAGATATTACCAGCCAGTTTTTTGGCTTGTGCATCGTCATAGCCTTGAGATTTAAGCATCGAGATAACATCATTCTTGTTGTAAGAGTCATAATCATCCAGACTGCCAAGCGATTTACTTTGCTGCTTCATAGCCTTATCAAATTCGCCTTTGGCCTTATTGACTGCATCAGCCCATTCCTCAGTAGATGACTTGGCGCCGTCTATTGCCCGGGTAGCAGAGTGAACACTACCCTCAATGCCTTTAACCCCATCACGAACACGATCTGTCGACCGGCGCATACTATCCAGTGACTCATTGGCTTTATCTGTGGCTTTTACAGTGGCCTTTCCAGTATCATCAATCTGCACTTCTAGATTACGCCCGGCATTCATTGCATTTACCGCTGCAATTCTTCCTGCGTCACCGGATGCAGCCGCAGACTGAGCAGCTTTTTCATAGGCCTTTTGAATGCCTTCAGCTGTGGCCTTGCCACTATCCCGAATCGTGATGTAATCCATTAAGGCCTGTTGAGCGGAAAGCTTTAATTGCTCCTTGGTCTGAATACCAAGGCGCTTAAACGCTTCAGTAACCGGATCAATGTCATCTGGTAGTCCTTGAGCCTGTAGCTTGATCGCAATTAAACCCTGCTCAACCTGCGATGTTGAAATTTGACCTTGGGTGCCAAATTCTTGAAGTTTTGCTTTGGCATAGTCAATTTCAGCTTGGCTTTTCGCTGTTTCCAGCCATTTAAGCCAAGCTTGATAGGTCATATCACCAGCCTGTTTCCCTTCAACACCTAAACCCTCAAGGCCACCTGCAAAGCTATCTAGCTGGCCTTCTGTTTCCTTGAATTTTGCAGAAACTCGATTTAAAGAAACGTCTAAATCCAAACCTAAGGCTGTTGCAGCTTTACGCGCCTTGTCTGCCATATTGGCATTTCTTTCAGCACCTTCGGCAGCCGCATCCCAAGCTTCGACACTGACCTTGCCTGCGTCATTCATTGTGACGATGTAACCTTTCGTCATCAATTCGGCTTGCATGGTACCGTCCATGACACCGCCATTGGCTTTAATTGCTGCCTCGGCGTAATCCTGAACGGCTTTCAGTTTTTCTTGCTCAGATACTTTCTTGCCTTCAACTTCTGCAGTCTGATCTGCTAAAAGTTGTTCAAGCTTGGCTTTAGATAATGCGACTGATTCAGCGTCTTTTTCGGCTTGGGTTTTAGAGGCTTCCTCAAGGCGTTGCAAACCTTTGGATTGAAAGTCTTGCGCATCCTTATCTGCTTCAGCATAGTATTCTTTAGCCTTTTGCTTCATCGCATCGGCATTGGCGGCAAACTGTTTGCTTAAGTCACCCCAAGTCAAAGCAGCAAGTACGCTATTTGCTGCACCTGCTAAATCAAAAAATGCACCTGTTAAAAGATTGATGCCAATCTTGATTGCCGCTGCACCATCAGAAATAAAGCCAAATGCTATCGAGAGACCTTGTAGAACACGCTCTAAAAAGCTGACCTGTTCACCTGCCTCGGTAACTTCACCAGTCAGTGACGATAAAGCTGATAATGCTGTTGATAGGCTAGTGCCCAACACATCTGCAACTGTTTTACCTAAATCAGCTAACGTGATTACAACATCCTTAATAGCGTCGTATGCACTGCTTAAAGCATTTTTTAGGCTTTCAAATATAGATATATCTATTTTTTTAAGCTGATCTCCTACCCAGACGAATCCCTCACCAACGTCCTTGAGAAGGATATTCACCACATCCATATTGTCAGCAATCACAACAAGCCATTCGGCTACAGTAGCACTGGCACCATTCGCTTGATCCATTGTGCCAATTAAGATTTGCCACTGTGTTGCAATCTTGGTTAGGGCATTTCCAATCGTTGTTGGGAATTGGTCATATTCCGCCTGAATAGCAGCCGATTGTCCCTGCAATGCTTTAATGACTTTCTCTGTAGACAGCTCTCCAGTTTCAGCCATTTTGCGGAGTTCGCCAGTTGTAACACCTAGCGAAGCAGCCAATGCCTTAGAAATACCAGGGGCTTGCTCCATAATTGAGTTAAATTCATCACCGCGCAATACGCCTGACTGCAATGCTTGCGTAAACTGGGTAATTGCCGCTTCACTCGCTTGAGCAGACCCTCCGCCTGTCTGAATAGCCATATTGATGGTTTTAACTAAATCTAGGCTTTGCTGCTGGGTCATCCCCATCTGCTTACCTACATCATTCACTTTCGTGAATAAACCTGCAGTAGCTTCTAAATTTGAATTGGTAGCCAACGCAACTTGATGCACACCAGCCATAGCTTGTTCAAAATTTCCATGCTCGGCTGTAGCGATCTTTATGCGTGCTGAGAGATTAGTATATGAGTCTGCGGCTTCTGCTAATTCACGCAAGCCAAGCCCAACACCTAAAGCAGCCATTGCACCAACAAGCGCATTGACTGCAAACTTAGCGCCATCTAAGCCTTTTTTAGCCGATGTTGCTGCTGAGTCTGTTTCTTTAAGCTGCGTGTTTGCTCTGCCGACTTCTGCCTGAAAGTCATTAAATGCTTGGTCAGCCTGCTGAACTTCTTTTTCAAGTTGGTCTACTTGGCGTTGTGCAACTTCAATGTCTGCAGGTGACGCATTGGAATTGGCAAACTCTTGCAGTTTTTGCTTAGCACTTGTTAAGTCAGCTTTTAATAAATCTAAAGCCTTGTGTGATTTGTTGCCAAAATCTGTGAAGTTGTCTGCAGTAGACTTTGCGTTTTCACCTGCATCTTTAATAATTTCGGTGGCACTGGATAATGATTTAGTTAAGTCTGCAGCTAACTCACTTGTGCCTTTTGGAATGATATTCCCAATCTCTTTTGAGGCTTCAGCCGAGCTTTGTTTTAACTTATCAGACTCGGTTTTGATTGCATCAAATACGGACTTCGCAACACTTTCAGATTGTTTTACGCTGCTAACAAAGCCTTTGCTGTCAGCATCCATGATAAGTTTAAAAGTTAAATTCTTTGACATGCTGACCTCAAGTTTTAGGCATTAAAAAACCCGCTCAAGGCGGGTTTTAGTGATACAAGTAATTAAATTGATTTATTCTCTTTGGCTCGTTCTAAGCAAAATTCTTTAATTTTCGCAAATTGCTCACCACCATTCTTTGAATCCATTTCATATGTCTTATAACCATCAAGTGCAGTTGTTATACGAATTAAGATTCTTGAGCTATTTTCTATTTGCATTCGATGGCTTTCGCTTAAAACAATGACCTTATTTAATGAAGATAGGTTTGAGGTGCCTTCTGACATTGGCTGGTTATCAAATCTAATTTCATAATTACCTGTAGCACCATCTTTTGTGAAATCTCGAATTTTGATAGGTGTATCTGCTACAAAGACAGCCTTCAATCCACCATGATATGAACAACCTATTGTTAAGCCAGCATTGGTTTGTAAGCCAGTTTCAGCATCAATTGCTTTGTTAGATAAATAAAGACCCTCTTTATCTGTCATTTTGTCAATCTCACGCTCTAGCTGCCATTTGGTTTCTTTGGGTTTATCATCTTTAACAGGAGTGGCTATAGTCTTTGCTTCCACCTTGTCATTATTGCCATTCTTGTCTGCAAATGTGCTCCATAAAAAATATCCAAAACCACCTATAATCAATACCATAACCACTAAAATTAATGGATTGTTTTTATATTGCGCACCACATGTTTTACAGTGAGTATCTGCCGGCCTCATTGGTTTTTTACAAGATTTGCAGTATTTGATACCCATCCTCAACGCTCCCACTCAATCTTATAGATCTGGCCATCTACAACTGTAATCGTATAGTTCTGACCATTTACTGTGTAGCGATAAGAAGTAGCTTTATGTGGCCAACCCTGACGGTCATGAATCACGTGATGATAAGAAGATTCGGGCTCACCCAATACATCATACATTTGCCCCAATGTAGAACCAGGTTTCACATAACTAGTACTGCCGCGTACAGAGTTCACTTGAACAGCAAAAGCTGTGGTACTCAGCATAAGAATCGTAATTAATAATAATTTTTTCACAATAACCCCCTAAATAGTTATTTTCACATCATAACTTTAGGGTGCTGCTCGATCAATCAGAAACCATTTCTTTCTTGAATGACTCAAAGCCTTTTTTATCTGATTGAGCGACACGTGCTGCAACGGCGTTATTGAAGATTCCCTGCTTATACAGCTTATTTGCAGCCTTAACGTAGCTCTGGAATGCACCGTAGGTCATTTCCATGATTTCACTATGTTGATGGCCCATTGACACCAGAAACTGGAATGAATCAAACCAGGTGGAGTCATCTTTCTTTTTAATGCCGCGTTTTGGCTTTTCGTATTTAAAGTAAGCCTGGTTGATCAGAAGTACCGCTTTTAGCAACTCCTTAAAACTCTTCTCATCAGCAGCCAGTTCTACCAGTGATTCATTGTCCAGATCAGTAACACAGGCAATAGTCGAAACGACTTGCACACCATGAGTCCTGAATAGTTCTGTCAAAATCTCATCTGAATGATTTTGGTCTTTGATGAAGTTCTTCAATACTTCAGCATGCATTGCCCAGGTGTCAAAGTCTTTCATCTGGATCTGACGCACTTCAATGTCATTGATTTTGATGCTTCGATTCGTTGCTAGGAAAAAATCATTCATGATGGGGTCTCGAAAAAGCCACCCGAAGGTGGCGTTGGTTTTCCCTTTCAGATTTGAAATCCAGAAGGGTTTTATTTATTGATCATCTTCAAAGTCTAGGCTTGGTTGCGCTTCTTTGATCAGATCATCCAATTCTTTAAGCATGGCTGGTTTTGTTTGCTTGCCATGAATTGATAGGAAGCTTGCTGCACCTGACAAGGATTGCGTAATCAGATCAAGTTGTGCTGAAAGCTTACCAATTCGCACCTGTAGCCCATCTTTGAGTTGACGGGCTAATTCCTCTTGCTCGATGTAGTATTTGCGGATCTCGTGACCTTTTTTATTGCGCTCCATCATTCCGAGGTGCTTGGTCATATCTACTGAGATAATGTATTCAATCAGAGTGGCGTTATTGGCTTCCATTTTTTGGTGGAGGCGAACGTAATCAAAGCCATCTTCAAATCCGCACTGGGAGATTCTGCGCTTAATCCATGTTGAAAAGTCCTGCTTACTCTCCAGCATCTTATGTAGATCACGAGCGTTCACGCCGAGCTGAACTTTTCCATTTAATTCAACTTCAATAAATGGAGTTTGATTTTCAATTTTTACGATTGCATTCATTGATATGCTCCGACTACTCATTAAAAAAGAAACACTGGCAAGAAGATGCAATGAATAGTCGAAACGACCATCTTCTTTTCGGGGATCAGCCTAGCCAGTGGTTTGCCTGAAAACAGGCATAAAAAAACCGCCCAATAAGGACGGTTTAATTAAGTGGTGGGAAAAATCCCTTTCGTTTTCATTAATCGCTTAATGCAAATGAAAAGAATCTAAAAAACAGGCACAAAAAAAGACGCATAGCGCCGTGGAGTTCTTTGTGCCTGTATGGGTTTATGCAGCTACACTGAAGCGCTCAATATGGCCAAATACACTAAGCTCTTCGTCATTTGCTTTAGTAATATCTGCGAGTGCCTCACCTTCAATTGAATAAGACCCAAAGTCTTCATGGATCAGATCAAATTCCGTATCTGGTGAGAACTCAACACGCCATAAAGTTAAAATCACTTTATCACCTGTAACGGTATCAATGCCTTTAAACAGCAAGCGATATTCATTACCCAGGTTAGTTGCAATTGTAGTACGTGTCTTAGCACCAGCCTTGGCTGAAAACTTAACTGGACCAACGATAGCTTCATTAAAAATGACTGTGCCGTAAACAGCATCCAGTACATACTTGTCCGCTTCAATAGCTACATCTGAGCTATCTTTGAAAGCCACTTCACTTAAATTACGATGTCCTAAATCAATCATGGCGTCTGCTTCTACAGCACCCAGAGTAATATCTGTAAGCTGAGTTTCAGGGATTTCGATTGATTTGCCACTTAGGACCATTGCTAAGTTTTGCTTTGTTACTTCTTCAAGCGTACCAGAGATAGCCACTGCAGTTTGTTTGCGTAGCACAGCATCCTTAGCACGAAGGCCGGTTTTACTTTCATAGTGATCCGTGGATTCACTAGAGATTGCAATCTGTAATTCCGGTGTATTACCAACGGGCAATAAGGCAGATGGCACACTATTAACCATCTTCGCCAAATGAAGCTCACCTTGAAGCGAGATTAAATCTGATTTAGCCATTACTTTTCATCCCCTGTGGTTTTCTTGGCTGGAGCAGCGGCTTTAGCTTCAGGTACTTCCTGAATTACACCTTCTGCAGCTAATTTTTTAATTTGAGCATCATTCAGCCCACCAACGACATCGCCTTTTTTGAAACGGCCGACAGGCTGATTTGCCTTGTATTGTTTTGCCATGACTGGCTCCTAAATGAATTTTTGTGATTCAAAAATAATAGTGATGTATGCAAAGCCTGGACTGTAGCCATCTCGAACTGAGATAAATTCCAGCGCCGTTCGTGATGCCTGAGGCTGCCAGCCGGAAAGCAATTGAATGACCTTCTCAGTTAAAAGACCAGCTTCATCACTCACCACTCGGCCATCAGTCATTTGAGATTGAGCATTACGACATGCAACCGTAACCGCCCATTGCTGACCGATCTGATTGATACTTCCACGACCTGCGCTGGCTTTCTTGTCAATACGGACAAAATTGACATGCGCAGATGGCGTGACTTGTGACATCTCGGTGACCATAACTGAATTCAACGGCGTGTAGATCTGCTTGAATTCTGGAATTTCCTTCAGCTTATTTGCGATTTCATCACGTACCGCGAAGAAGGTGCTCATCTATAAAACTCCCGACAATATCCAAAATCATTACCTCATCTTCAGCATTAATACCGAGCTGGGTCCGTGGTGGTAGAACTGATTGCTTAACCTTTCGATACTGACCACCAACTGCAAAGGTGATGTATTGGCCATTCTTAGGTAAGATTGTTGCGCCGTAATGCAGATGTGGTGCGTACACAACATCTGTACCCACCTCCACACCACTTGAAAGAACATTGTGTGTGTAGGAATTCATCAGGCGGCCAGTATCTCTAAGCGTTTCACCGACCCCGACACCATCCCTGCCTTGCATGCTGGCACGCCATGAAATCTTCCACGGGTTACCATCTACATCAGTACCCGTTAAGAATCGATGCTGCACACTATCCACAAGTCCAGCACCAATCTCATCAAACAGCTGGTTCTTTAATGATTCAAAGTTACCTAATTGCTTAAGCACTGCTTCAATCGGTGAACTATCAGCTTGAATGGTTATTGCAAAAGCCATAAGCACCTCACTTCAAGCTGGGCATCTGGTCCAGGATAGAATCTCCAAATACACCACCGGTATATGAAGTCCCGACTGGTGCTGTTGAAGGTCGTCCTTTAGGTTGGTCATCCACGATCTGGTTTGTTTCTGGTAACTGAATCTGCAAATGTGCTTTGTTATCAGCCACACGTTTTAAGAATGCAATTGCATCCTCATAACGCTTCCGGGCCTCTTCGATGGGTTGCTGGAAGTAGAGACGATAGCGTGCGATGTCACACGCCATACGCTTTAAGTTACTAGGCACATTGGGAAGTGGCAAAGGATAACGACCACCGATATGACCGTTAATCTCCTCTGTTGCATCCTGAATTGCATCAGTTATTGAAGACTGAGAAGGAAGCATCGCTTTCAGATTTTCAATCTCATCACCAAATCGTGCGACCAAATCTGCTTCAGTCGCATACATAGATCACCTACTTGGTTTCGTCAGCAGGTTTTGAGTCTGCTTTAGGTTTTGCAGCAGGCTTCGCCTTTTCAAGTTCAGCCACTTTTGCTTTTAGCTCGGTAACTTCTTTTTCAGCCTTCACTTTCGCAACTTCAAGATCAGTGTTGGCTTTCATCAGCTCAGCATTGGCTTTTTCAAGTTCAGCTAAACGTGCAGCGGCACCATCTGCCTTAGGTTCTTCCGGCTCTTGATATTCTTCAATAGCCCCAGATGCTAAAAGGGCCTGAAGTTGTTTAGCTTCAAGCCCCTCAATTTCCTGACCTGGACGGAAGTGTCCGATCGATTGTTTTGCAATGTACTTTGGCATTTTGATCTCCTTATACAAATCCACGTCCACCGACTAAACCGTTCTTGTTATTAGGAACAGCAAGTGGAGATGATTCAGCTAGTAGTTGAATGCTTGAAGGATTCTTTTCCTGCCATTGGCTTAAATAGAATTCTAGAGCTTGACCAAATGCTTCGACGTTTTGCAATGCACAGTGAGCAATCCAACCATTAGCATCAGAAACCAGCCCAAAGAAATCTTCTGGAATGAAACGCTCAACACTTCCATTCATGCTGTGTTTCGCATCATAAGTCCAGATTTCCAGGTTATCGATGGTACCGCGGAACTGAGGTTTATCAGACTGATCAAAGGTTGGAGTAAGTGGAACACTCACACCCGCATATGGAGCAATGAACTTTTCCTTAAACTCAGGATCTTTAATCAGCGTGTTATACACTTTCGACGTAGTTAAGGCCATGATTGGTGATGTACCAGCATGCTCAACAGAAAGATCAATCATCGCTTGAATATCTTTGACTGGAGTAGCACCAGCTTGGCCCCATTTAATCAACGGCGTAAAGTTACATGCTGCATTACGTTCATAATCTACTTCATACATCGGGAAGTCTGCAGAAGCAAAAGTGGTTTTACCGTAGAGAAGCACATCACGAGCAATTAATAGCTTTCGGTTTTCGATAGACTGACGCAGATACAATGCTTTTTGAGCCTGATCAATCAGTAGTAGATCTGCATCAGACAAGCGATTTGAGCCAGTCGCAATCACACCAAACTGACGTAAGCGTGCGATCAGAGCAGTGTTTTGCACTTCACTTGGCATGACTGTCATCATTGGTTTCAGATAAGCTGGCTTAACGAATTTCACGTTACCAGATTCACCTACTTTAATCTGACGTCCAGCTGCAGTCGGAGTAACAAACGGCGCAAGTGGAGTCGCTGTATTTAGCTCACCTACTGGAACTTCTTTTTTAGTGTAGGAAACACGCTGAGGGAAAAAGCGGTCCATCAGCCAGGTATCTACCTTTTGAGTGGTATCAGTCAGTAATACCAGCTGTGGCACATCCAGTAATTCCACTGGTGCATTTTGAAATGTAAAAGTTTGACTCATGTCTTAGTTCCCCACAACTTTACGAAGTTCGATTTTGTTTTTTAATGCTTGTGCACGTACTGCATCATATTGAGCAGTAGTCAGAGGTGTTCCATTCACTGTAACTACTGCAATATCAAATGGGCCTTGCACGTAGATCGGCATTTCAAGATTATTAGCCGCATGGTAAGTAGATTGCGCTGCGGTGAAATCTGAAACAGCAATTGCATTCCATTCACCTACTACACCTTCAGTGACAACAGGATGATCAGCAACGTTATCGGCACTCACGTTAAGTAAATCGCCGCGCTTATATGCTGTAGCAGTTTTTACTTTGGCATTTTCTGTACGTACGCCGTCACCGACCACTAGCTGTTTATTTTCAATAGTTCCTGTTACGACTTGGCTCATGATTTAGCTCCTTGTTGCTGTGCTGCTACAAACTGATTAAATGCCTGATCTAAAGCCGAGCCTTGTGGAGCTTGACCACCTTGCCCCGGATTGGCTTGATGAGTGAACAAGTGAGTAAATGCCGGATTTACACTTGGTGTTTGTGTTTGCTGTTGTTGTTCAGCTGGTGTTTGTTGACTGCCTGCTGCAAACTGTTTGAGTGTTCCTGCCATCAGTTCAAATGCATCATCTGGCATGGCTGCAAACTTTGTTTTTTCTTCAGCGCTAAACTCTTTGTTTAGAGCTTTGGCCAAAGCGTCAATTTCAGAATTACGCTTATCTGTTGCAAACTGTTTGTTTTGTTCAGTCAAGGTGGAGACCTGACCTTCCAATTCTCTGATTTTGGCTTGCGCCTGTTCTAATTCGGTCACGTCGGTGTCCTCTGGTTGATTAAATTGTTTTGGAGAGTGACTCGCTGCCACTGCGTTTGTGTTGTCATCCGCACCCAAAGCACAGAAAGACACTTCACGGATACGACCACCGCGGAACACCGTGATAGGGCCTTGATGCAATTTCCCATTTACAGTGACTGATGCACCTGCTTGAATTTCTTCAACTGCGGAGGGTTCAATGCGCACTGACATCTGCCATGGAAAGCCATCGTCAGAGTCCTGGGCAACCTGAGTACCGAACTCATTACTCATTAGGTCACCTGAAACTGTTAGACCGTTCTGGTGATCAATGCTATGGCTATTAATGGCTCCAGCACGTTGCCGAGTTGAGTGATCCAGTAACGCAGGAATTCGACCTTTAATTTGCATAGAATCAAGATCAAAGATGATTCGATCCCAATACCAATGATCGGTAATAACTTCACCACTGTATGCAACACCGGAGAAAGTCCGCTTCTTCTTGCCATCTTCAGCTTGATCGACATTTAAGTTACCGACCTGGAAGCAATACTGATTCGGCTTATGTTCCTCTTCTTTTGGCATTTCTCATGCTCCATAAAAAAACCGCCCTTTCGGACGGCGTAAAATAGCTACAAATAAACCCACCGAGGTGGGTAAATAGTTCAAGTATTCTTTATAGGTATCAGCTTAAGTTTCCATTCACTATCAAACCTCTTATTTAGAAAGTTTGTTATCTGGTTCTCACGATCTTTGAACTCATATGGAGTTAAGACTATTGCATTCCTTCCGCTAGATACCCCATACCTTGTAAATCCCGTAAGCGCTCTCCTTGTAGAAGTATTATTTGACAAAAGAACCCTTGCCTTTCCTTCTCTTATTAAACGCTTTCGGCCTCTTATTTTAGGGCACTTATCTGCAGGTATTTCGATCTCAATTGCAAAACAAACCATATCCCAACCAAGTGACTAAGCTGTACAGATTTTATAAGTCTACTTTGCCCCTAATCCAATATTTAAATATTCCATTCGTTGTATAAAAAATGTAGCTTAAACATTGTCCTATAGCAGATTAGTTAATTAAAAGATTAATTAACTAGTGGTCTGATCGTATAAACCATCTGCCCTTCAACCGCTTCAATCGAAACAACCTCAAATGACAATCCCATCGGTATTAAAACGCCGTTACCAGCATTCAACATATCCAGATCAATACCCAAGCCTTTAGCATTCTCAATCTTAATCACGATATCTGAAGCTGTATCAGCCATCAGCAACGGCGCATTAAGCTGAGCTGTCTGCCCAACCTGATAAGCCGCTACTTGATTAAGTGTCGCAGCACCCACCACGGTTGAAGCCGCATTGCTCGCCACAGCTTGAATAGCTGCCAGATCAGTACTCAGCCAGCGCTTAAGTACATCATCAGCTAGTGAGCCTGTAGCAGAGTTTAAATAGCCAGTCAGTGCGGCATCATTTCCCTGCACATAGTCCAAGAAGGTGCGAATCGCACTTGGTCGAATGCTTGGATCAAGTGGTATTACTGTATTGGCCACAGTATCGAATAAGTCCCGAGTCTTATCATCCATCGGAGTAAATAGGCTGGTGAGCTTTTTACTCGCCGTCCATTCAGCCTTAATAACTTCTTTCTGCTCCAGGAGATATTCCTTATCTAAACTCGAAGCACTGATCTTTTTATCCACCAGCGATTCAAGTTCACCAAACTGTAATGGATGAGAACTCCAGTCCAAAGCCTCGGCAATTTCAGGCAACTGATCATCAGGTGTAATGCCGTATTTCAGTGCCTGCTTCTCGGTTAAAGCAATCACGGTGCACCGGCAACGAAAACCCAACGGCGGGTAATGTGTCAGCCAGAATGGATGATCAATCGGCAATACAATCCGATTCAAGGCCAAATGACTTGGACGCACTCGACTATCATTGATCGCCGAGTACATCAGATAAGATCGTTTAGCCTTGTTACGTTGCTGTTGTTGCCACCGCCCATGACCATAAGCGCTCTGGATATTGGTACGGAATACATTGTCCAGATAGTGCTTTGGCAGAATGATTTCAGATTCTTCAATCAGCTTCTGAAAATCCTTGAAAGTACCGCCGTCGGCAATGGATTTATTCACCGCCTTGATGACCGTCTCAATCTGCTCAAGACTCGATAGAAAACTAACCGTAGTTGCCATCTGCCGGGTCTTTAGATCCATTGAATAAAACTCATCAGGTAGCACGATCTTTTTACTGTGAGCGTACCGAAGCGCCTCAAGAAACGTGACTGGTTGCATAACTTACTTCCCATTTTGCGCCGTCACATACCCCAATACATCCGCAGCATACAAAGCCTGATCCAGATTGGCTGTGAACTGTGTCTGAGTTGCACCAGGTATTAATTGCATCAGGTTATAAGCCAGACTTTCAGGACTATCAGACTTGAATACTAATTCCTTGACCTGATCCGGTTTCAGTAGCTGCAATTCATCCTGGCCATCAGTCAGCTCCTCAACTTCCCGCTGCTCTGGTGAGAGCTTGTTTGCAGATGCCTTAAAGTTAAATGCCTGGCGCGGTAATGCGGTGAATTGATTGAAACCTGTTTGAGGCTGCTCAATCACATCACCATCTTCAAGCCCGTACTCACGCTTAAAGTATTGCGGCGTTAAGACTGCACCAGCATTCTTTAACTTCACATCACGATCCGCTTTAGGTTCTTCCAGTGACTTTTCTTCACCAATAATGACCCGGTGGCGCTCCCAACCATTAAGATCGCATAATGCATTGATAATGGCTTGGATCGTTGGCATGATCATTCGCACATCGGCTTTGTACTTTGAGTTTTGAACCTCAAGATGAACATCCCCTAACGCACGAGATCCAGAGCCATCGGTACCAGATGTAAGAGTCTGACCAAGAATCACCTTTTGAATACGGCGCTCAAGGTTCTTATCAAAGACTTCAAATGTCTGGGATGCATTACCATTAGTATTTGCCGTTTGGATTTCAACCGAATCTGTGCCACTTAAGGCAATAACCGAACTGGCATGTGCTCTAAGTAGTGCATCACGCATATCTGTCGTCTTGCCGGCAGTTTTACCAACCAGCATTGGTAAGCCAAACTTTTCAACAAACTTGGCCCAGAACTTAAAGCCAGACGTTTTGAAGAACCAGACCCAGTACAGTCGACTTAAAAGAGCCTCACCCAATGGATTCTCATAAGTAGATTTACAACGTGTCAAAAAGTGTTTGAAGCGCTGATCTACTTCTTGATCTTGTCGAGTCGTGTTGTAGTTAGCCAGCAACATCAGGCGACCATCATTTTTAGGCTCATACCACTGCATTGGCTTTTCACCAATCCATTTAAAACCAATAAAAGGCGTAATGGTATCGCCGTCAATATGTAGGCTCGGCTCTTCCGGCTTAGTATAAATCGCCTCTAAGACTGAATATCCATACCAACGGGCATTCTGGGTACCCAACAAAATCTCAGACCACCACTCGCGCAAATGCTCCATGATGATTTTTGACTCTGGGCGGTCTATCGGCTCTATTCGCCACGGCGCACTTTCAAGTTTATCCTGGCGTTTTTCAATTGCCTGATAAATCTCATCGTCATACATCATGACTTTTAACCGTGGGCGGGTAACACCGGCTTTACGCAAAACTTCATCACCATCCGGCATTTTAGTCAGATAACTGATTAAGGCCTGCTCTGCCTCATGAGAATAGAGTGCACCAGATTCGGGCTTACTATTTTCAGACTTTTTACTTTTCTTAGCCATAAATAAAACCTTAAGCCGCTGGTGGGCTATAATTAATCGCAATTACTGCATCTTCAATTGCATCAATGAGCGTATCCACTTGGTCATCATGATCATGGGTAAATGCCGCATTAAACGCTTCACACTCTTCAAAGAACTCGCCTACCCAGTGAGCATCTTTAGGTACCATCACAAAACGATCTTCAGGCTTATCCTTATAGTTTGCTTCAAGATGAACCTGTACATCCATAAACCGGGATAGCTTGTCTGTATTACGCTGGACGGGAATCACAGCAACACCAGAGTAAGTACCGAGTGTTTGGATCAGTTGGGTACCAGATGCCTTATCCTCTACTTTCATGTAGCGAATAGGCTTGGTATGCCAGGTGTATTCTTTGTGCTTATCCAGAAATGCCTTAGCCTGGCGGTTTAGTTCCGGTGCTTCCCATTTGCCACGTAAAAGATCAAGCAAGTACAGCTTTCCATCTATCCCCATACCCACCAGCAGAAATACAGAGTAATCATTGTGCTCTTTGGTTTTCTGCGCAGTATCAACAAGGACTGCTCGCCACTGAAGCTCTGGATGCTCTTTGTAGAATCCAAACCATTCAGATTTGATCAGATCACCACCCAGCTTTTTAGGCTGCTGCATGTACTGACTTGAGAATGTATAGCGTGATACCGTCGCGCCCTCTTTATCCTTACCGCCCTTTTCAAGCTGCAGTAAGGATTGCAGTGATTCTTTCTTTGGCCAATAACTTTGACGACCCTGCTCATCACGCTCAGTATCTCGCGGTACCAGTTTTTGAATATGCTCTGGCAGTGTTGCAATGTACTTATCATCAATCAGTGCCGGAATAGATACTTGGTTCCATTCACCTGGTAGATTTCCCGTCATGACAAAGTTAGTTGGATCCTCAGTGTGAAGACGCTGCATGATCATGATGATCGGTGTATCAGACTTAGCTTTACGGGAGTTCACCGTGTTCAGTAGCTTACGATTCGCAGCATCCCGCTTGATCTTACTGAAAGCATCTTCAGGCTTTAACGGGTCATCAATGATGATACAGCCAGTAAATCCATCATCTGCCAATGTCCCTGCCCGCCGTCCCGTTACCTGTCCACCCATAGAAGCCACATACACATGACCAACGTCATAGTCCTCAACCGTAATCTTCCATTCTTTCTTGGAGTCAGTACTATTGGAAACTGTTAAATCCCACATTTGGCGATAGTCTTTCGACTTTACAATGTCACGCGCCGTATCCGATACGCCTTCTACCAGTGATTGAGAGAAGGACAAATACAAAAACCGTGACCGGGCATTTAACGCTAAGCCACGTGGAATTAGGTTGGTGGTCAGTTCAGTTTTTCCGGCCCCTGGTGGAACATTGATAACTACGTTCGCAATCTCACCAGCTATCACCTGATCAATGATCCAAGAGATATAAACATGGTGCCAGTTCACAGTAAATTTAAAACCCATACGGGGTTTAAAGAATCGCCGGGTGAAATATAAATGCTCATCTTCACACAGCTTCTTTTCAACCTGTGTTTGCAGATCCATTTAATATTCCTCTTGAGCCTTCTTTACTGCAGCTTCAACCTGATCTTGGGTGGCATGAACTACAGTAGTTTGTAATGCTTCGCCGTCCTTCCCGGTAATCTCTTGTCGATTGGTATATTTACCACCCATATCTTCGGCAGCCTGCTTCAAAATATTCAAAGCGGCTACTCGATTCTTGCCATGCTTTTGATATTGATTTTCTAAACGCTGAAGTCGAACAGTCAAATTTGCTATTGGAATGTTTTGGGGTTTTTCCAAAAAATCCTTTCGGGTTGCTTCAAATTCTGTCTTTAGTTCATCACTTAAATCTTTACCAACACGTTTAGTGGGGTCGTAAGCTTCACACTGCTGACGACTCACATCAATATTAAATTCTTCTTTGACGAGCACTACAGTTTCTTGCGGTGTATTAAATTGTGCAAGTGAGCGAACAATAAAGAGTTTTTGCTTTTTATTTAAAGTAGCCATTTCCCTCTATCCGTCAAAGTACGTCAAAGAAGACGGATAAAAAATTTATCCAATCACACAGTTCCCACAACATGCTGCAATATTCGTTTCAGATACAAACGGCGCATTCTTGGCAATTTCTAGAAGTCTTTTAACAGACTCGTCTGCACCCCACCGTTTGGTTTCACCAAAGAACACTTCAACATCATGGCCAGCTAGGTAATGCTTAGGCAGTCCGGTCATATCGCTATAAATGATTTCCCCATCTTCATCCCGTTCAACTCCGATGTGATATAGCTCATGTTCAATCAGTCGACAGAATTCACGATCCGAAGCCTGTTCACAGAATGCTGCATCAACCGTAATCAGGTATTGAGGTACGAATCCAAACCAGTCCCGCATCTGTTGTTCTTGGCGTGCTTTTTTCCATCCACCCTGGTTAAACATGACCTTTTCACATTGGCCTAACACCATACGTTTTTTCGCTACGGCGGCCGATGAAGCCCATGCAAATGCAAGGAACTCATCATTGTCGTGTAGCAGCTCGGCAATATGATCATGATCGGGGTTATGTAGTTCACCACCGAGAGTAAGCCAGTTATTCACGACCCACTCTTTAAGCTCTGGCGCAGGTGCCAAGCGAATAGCTTCCTCTTCCTCAGCCTGATCAATCAGCTCCGTCGGCGGGAATGGTCTGAACTGTTCCATAAGATGCCTTTAAATTTCTAAGCCAGGTAGTTGCACGGCCCATGTTGATATCATTGACTTCAAAACGCTGATAGCGGTAACCCATTTCTTCAGCATGGTCATAGCGATCTATACTCCAGGCTTTTGTGGCTAATTTACCTTTTCGACCACCAGACCAAGGCCCACCAGCAATTTCAATTAATGTGAGATAGCCAACCAGGTGTAAATCAAAACGCCAGTGCTTCGTACTTTTAAAGTGAAAATATTCTTCGTACTTAATCTCCATACGATCAAGAATTTCTTTGAATCGATCGAATGCGTCTAAATACTTGTCAGATGCTTTTGGTAATGGTCTTGTACGTGATTTCTTTTTTGGCGGGATTTTTTGAGTAAAAAGTTTATAGGACTTCTCATCCATACAAAGCCACACGTAAATTCTTAATACGCTCTTTCAACTTAATCATGATGCCATCGATTGCCAGCAGCTCATTACGTGTCAGGCCGGATCGACTGAGGTTCTGATACTTAGACAGCTCAGCACTGCAAAATTCTAAGTCTTGTTTAGCTTGTACTTTATCTGTCATGGGTACCACCAATAAGAAAAGAAAAACCCCTCAACATCTAGAATGCGAGGGGCTTTGATTGCCGTAATACGTTCGGCTAATTTAAGGTTTCGATTAAAGCGTATTGTTTGTGTATAATTTACGTTAATAATAACTTAAATTTTATGTTAATTTGATCACGCTTTATTTTTTGAATATATATCTCATCATGAAACTCTCTTTTCTATATTCTGTATTAGGCGCTTTTATATTTATGTCTTTGGCTTGTTTAGCGTTGGCTACAATTTCACACGACATGTTCTTTTTAGAAATTTTAGGGCTTCTAGCCTTGTCAGCGGTTTTAGTGGGCCTAGAAATCAAGGATACTAAATATGATCCTTTTAATTTGTAATAAAACACAGGCGATGTATTCTTACTCAGACCCCATTTCTTAATGGGGTTTTTGCTATTCAACTTCTTTCAAACAATCCCGACACACCTTGATTTCTTCATCATCAATCGTGTAATCGATTTCAGTCGCACCATGTAGGCCGAATAAGCACATCAGTAATCTAAGCATGATTTTACTCCTGGACAATCAAGCAATCATGTCGCAAGAAATGTCAGTTATTTTCACTTATAAAACATAAGTTTATAATATTCATTACTGAAATAATGTCATTAACTTTGTCGAACTAAGCAAGATTCATTCCTGGTTAATCAAGCAATGATCAAACATTTTAACTTGGTCTGATTACATTAATATTTCTCAGGGCATTAAAAAGCCCTCTTCGCGGGGCCAGACGCTACTCACAATCACACACACCTAACATGCACGGTCTGCTTTACTTGCTTTCAATCCTCTTTAGGTCGGGGCGCTACTCCCTAGTCTAGATTCCCGAAGGAAGTTTACTCGAAGGCATATTCCACTGGTCAGCACTCCAGTAGGTATAGGTTACTTTTTTACGGGCAATAAAAAACCCGCTTACCTTTGCCAAATAAGCGGGCCCGTGCTGCAGTCATTTTCTTCGTATTACGTCTTCTTCTTATCGCAAAAACAATATAGCACTAAGGCTTTGATCAGAAAGTATAGAGAATATTAAGAAACTGTTTTCAAATGTTGAACTTAAGTTAATTTTCTTTTCAGGTAATAAATTCTAAGCATTAAAAAAGCCCACCATTTGGCGAGCTTTCCTTGATGCTTAAACCTATTTTTGACATTTCACGTTAAACTGGTATTCGTCTTGAGTGACTTTAATTTTAATATTTTTATATTTTCGTTTGTTTGGATCCATTGCTGAGCCAGCCACTTCCTCAAAAAAGCTACGATCATTCATTAGCTCGCCATACGCTTTATAGCCTAATAAAATCTTTTCAGGCTTTTTGCCTTCAGCCACTAATTTACCGAGAGTATCTTCTAGTTTTTTAACAGTTAAAATCGCCATTTCAATTAGAGCTCAAAAACAAAAAGGCATTATCACTTAATTTTATGAATAAATAATGTCAAAAAAGCCCATCTTTCGATGAGCTTCTTTTGGAACCAAGTGCATTATTTACACTTCGGTCACTTATAACACAAAATAGCATATTCGCATTTAAACGCAAGTTATTTAATCATTTTAAACGAAGTCTTTTGTCATGGCCTGCTAAGTAATAACTCCCTGCAAAAACCATGTTGTTTATCGAGCTTCTTGATAGAGCAAATTCCTTTTCCATTTGGCTTAATGACATCCCTCTTAGATTCTTCTCAATGAACAACTGTACAGCCACCTTTGCCGAGGCACAAACCGAACTCGACTTATTGAAATCAACAATCAACTTCCGCACCTGCTCAGCCTCAAAATCATTAATCTGGCAGATAACCTGATCTTTACGTGGTGCTGCCCCTTTGTTATTTTCAAGAATCAGCCAGTAAATCTGATTTACCCCAAGTGAGTCTGGTTGATTTCCTGACTTCATGCGAGAAATCTGGATGTATGCCCCATACTGCTTAAGCCAATCTTCAATACTAAAACGATCCCAGTTCATCACTTCCGCCTTAACCATCGCATTCATCCCTATTCCCTCTTAAATCTTGCTTAAGTCTAAAATTGTCATTGTTCCCCAATGCACCGCACCAGTATCAATCCAGTAGCAGTTATCGCGCTTGCATGGCTTCTGAGTAACCGTATGTCCCATGATTACCGCATCAACTCCTGAAACATGGGTGTATTGTTGGTTTTCTTCATCCAGTCGATCACGACCCCACATTGCTAATTCAGTAGGGAAGCGTTCCTTTTTGATAATGTGCTGAGCTTGATCAAAATTATTTAGAATGCTTTTAAACTCATCCCAATTGTTCTGTTCGATATGGCCATGAACAAAGCCAAATTTTCTACCTTTGTGATTAATCTCTAAAGCAATCGGTAGAGTTTTTAATTTTTTAATGATTTCGCGCTGAACCTGGTAATCCAGGTCATAAAACCATTCACCACCATTTTGAATATGGCAATTGAAGTAAGAGCGATTAACATCACCCATGATGACCAAATCTTCATGATTACCCTTTACGGATGTAAACCAAGGCTCATCAATTAGACTTACGCATTCTTCGTTCTGAGTACCTCGATCCACTAGATCACCAACCGCAACCAGCAAATCATTTTCAAAGTCGAAGCTAATTTCTTTAAGTCGAGTCATAAGCAGGTTGTAGCAGCCGTGAATATCACCAACGGCATACAACTTTCCTTTGATTTCTTTATCCCAAATTTTGACCTTCATAGCCCTACCATCTTCTCAATTTGCTGTATCGCTAAACCTGACTTCACTTGATCTGTACTAAACCGTATTACTTGATAACCAAGCATTGTTGCTGCGTTATATTTTTCCATGTCCCCGATACACCCCTTACTTCTGGTATGCCTACCACCACTCCAGATCCCACCTTCAACTTCAACCAGTATCTTTTTTCCTACCAGGTGGAAATCAGCTCTCCATTTCCGCTTTGGGTGAAACTCAAATTCCTGCTCAAACTCAATTTTTAAAGTTTTGAGTTCTCTGGCCAGTTTCGCTTCAAACTCATTTGGTATTTTTTCGCCTTTCACCTTAGGACGCTTGGAACGCCCTTTAGGTTTTGTGGCCTTAACCATTTTTTTGTATTCAGCGATTGAGTAGCTGGTCATACCTCACCCATATCACGCACTCCAAATAGCTGTTTAGTCTTTTCAGTGGCAACATACAGTCTTGTGCAATGATTACATCTAAATGCCAAGTAACCCGCCTGGACTAGTCCTCGCAATTTCTGATTTAAGGCTGCTCGGGTTTTGTCACATACATGTTCTTCCAGCTCTGCTGATGTGACCTCATGTTTTGAAAAAGCCACGTACACCAGGATGTCTTTGATTTCTTCAAACCGCTGGATGGTGGGTGTGTTCATGCTGTCCCCCACTTCATAAAAGTAATCCAATGAGTATTTGCACGCTTACCACTGATATGACCAAATACTGGTTTTTGATCGGTCAACTCTAAAATCTCACTAACTTTAATTTGAGTTTCATTCCACTTAAAAATTAAAACTCCACCGGTGGCCAACACGCGAAAGCACTCCTCAAATCCTTTCCGAATATCTTCACGCCAGTCTTTGTTCAACTTCCCATATTTAAGAGCAAGCCAACTCTGCTTACCTGCTCGAACCAAGTGAGGTGGATCAAACACAACTAAATTAAATTGACCATCATCAAATGGCATATCACGAAAATCTATTTCAATATCAGGTGAGATCTCCAAAGCTCGACCATCACAAAGCGTATGGCTTTCGGTTCGAATATCACCATAAACAACATTTGGATTCTGGCGATCAAAGTGCATCATTCGGGATCCACAGCACACATCTAAAATTGGTTGATTCACATCTCACCCCCTACACGCTGATCGGCCCAGTTGCATTCCACCAAGGTCAATCCGCCTTGCTGAAAACGAGACCAAAGACGATCACCCAGATCTTTTTGAAGTTCAGCCAATGTCAGGTTTGAAATCAGCATGGTCGGCTTCATACGGTCATAACGTGCATACAAAACCTTATGCACCAGCTCACGGCGCTTATCACGGTCATGCAATCCGTATTCATCTAGGATCAACAAGTCATATTGAGTGAAGTCATAAATCACAGACTTCTCTGTAGCGTCCGGCTGCTCCCATGCATTCATGATTCGCTGCGCCATATCCTCACTGGTGATGTAACGCGCATACTTGCCCTTGTTGAGCAATGTCCGAGCCGTAGCGCAACTTAGATGGGTTTTACCGGTGCCTGTAGGCCCTACCATCACAAAGTTGTTTTTGTGGCCATGAATCATGTTCTTTGCGAATGAAACAACCTGATTCAGTGCGTTCTGATGGCCAGCATGTTTAACCAGGTAATTCTTAAAACCTGATGTTGCATGACGCTCTGGAAGCATTGCCCCAGCAAAGTGTTTTTCACGTACGGTACGATCAATTTCAGCTTGTGCATTGCGCTTTTGCTCTTCCAGAAACTCTACGGCGCATTGTGGGCATTTGTGGTATGGACCGGCTTGAACCATTGCTATTTTGTGCTCTGAGCAGATCGCTTGTGTTTGTTTTAATCCCTGAGTCAACATCGACATTGCGTTCATACAAAGTCCTCCGGAATATGGACTAGTGAATCCACTGGTGCGTGATATTGCGATGCTTGGTCTGCCCAGGCTGTGTTCACATCCAGATTAGAATTTGGTTTTTCAGAACGTGTGTAACCAGATGGATGGTTGTTTTTGCGTTCAGCTTTTTCCAAGACTCTTTCAAACTCTTGAATAATCCACTGTGCAAACTTTCGGTGTTTTTGATTGTCAGTCAGTTGAAAGTTTTTCTCATGGTGTGTGTTGAAGTTTCCAAGATGAAATTGAAAATCTTCCAGACTAAGAATTTCAGAAACACGGTGTGAATGTTTGGTGGTTTTGAGAATCGAACTCAGTGTTTCAAGATTTGGATTCCACACTTGAGCATCTGAATTTTCTTGCGCGTTTCTCTCTTTAAAGTTTTCTTTAAATGTTTCTTTAAGTGTTTCTTTAATAGGGTCCCGTTCAACGGTACTAGTCCCGTCACCTTTCGCGGTACTAGTCCCGTCCCGTTTGGTGGTACTAGTCCCGTCACCTTTAAGGGTACTACCTTCATTTGGTACTAGTCCCTTTTCGCGGTACTGGTCAGGAGTAAATTGATATTCGCTTAGACAGCCTGTTGTTCTCTCAACTTTGATTAAGCCGAGTTCTTCCAGATCACGAATACATGACATAACCGTATCGCGTTTTTTGATACCGCAATATTTTTGAAATTGAGTGATGGCGATTGGGTGAGATACGCGGTCAAATCCAATGGTTTGACGCATGACAAACATTAAACACTTAAACGCCTTATCGTTTAATTGGGCCATGATCTGACCGTCAATTAAACCATTTGGCATCTTGGTGTAGCGCTCTTCTTTATTCGACATAGCTTTGCGCTCATTTTTTGGGAAATGAACTACTTGCCCTTGAGGTATTGGTGGTTCATGTGCTAAATTTGATTTCATATTCAATTCTTTTCTCCGATCGAATTCGAATTAAAAAGCCTGAGTTCTGACCTCAGGCTTTTTCATTTTGTGTGAATTTATGCATTTGCTTGCTTAAAGCCATATCCGCTGCTTTAGCGTTTTCAATAATGCGATTAAGAATTTCACTCGCTTCCGCGTATTCTTGTGGCGTCACCATCCCATCCTCTAAAACCTCATAAACCTTTTGATTGGCTTTTCCAGTTTCAGAATTCATTTGAAGCAATGCTTCTACGATAGTCATCTGACGATGTGTGCCTTCTCCACCTGCCGGCATAAGAACAAAACCAAGCATATGAGCCCAAACTTTCAGAACTACCGGGTTTTGGGTCAAAAGCATGATCGCCTCAAACTTCTTAAGACTTGGATCATGGTTTTCCATATTTGGATTACCGTAGTTACAAATCGTCTTGTGCGCATCACCAGTAACTTGAGCAATATCCTTTGGATCGAATCCTTCAGACTGATTGATCATCTGGTGAATCGCTATTCTTGTTTCTTTCTTTAGAATCATGTGAATCCCTGTTTTTGTTCACGTTTCTTTAAAACGATTACTGATTGATAATTGGTTTAAGCAGCTATTGGGGTCTTCTTTAGGAAGAAGTCAAAAAGATTTTTGTGGGATAGCTTGTTATTGCTAGCATCAACAATTGCTTGGATAGTTTCCATGCGGGGTTTTTTACGACCATGAATCAAATGTGATTCCATATAGCCGTAAGACACCCCTACACGAGAACAAAAAATATGCTTCTCATCCTCGCTTAAGGATTTCCAGTAATCATATAGGTTTCGCATGAAAATACACCTGATAGGTAAATTAATATTAAATATACCTTTTAGGTAAAACTTATTCAACCTGTCAGGGTATTTATTTTTTCTACCTAACAGGTAAATTTAGCAATGGATTAAATAATGGGGTTTGGCATGTCTGGTTTGATGCAAATTCATGAAATACGGCTTAAGAATGCTCGAGACTTAATGAAGGAGTCTGGGTTGAGTCGTACTGATTTTGCTGAAAAGGTGGGGCTTTCTTATAATTTGGTTAGCCAATACATCGGGAAAAACCCGACTAAAAATATTGGCGATGAGACTGCAACCAAAATAGAAGAGGCTTTTGGTAAGCCTAAGGGTTTTTTGGATCAGGCAAATGCCATCACCATGCCTTTAAGTGATATTTCAAATAAAAGCGGAATCCAAATTGCGCCCATTGAATTTCGTGGTGCCGAAGGAAGCAAAAGAAATAATGTGAGAATACCGGTGTACAGGGATGTAAAGGCTTCTTGTGGAAGTGGGATAGAGAATTTTTTAGAAGATCCAAGTGAATATTTAGACATTGACCCATCGCTACTAAGGATTTTAGGTATACAAGCTAAGCCGGAGAATCTACGTGTGATTTATTCCGATGAATACAGCATGTGGCCAACAGTAGCGCCGGATAGTCCTCTTTTTATTGATGTGGCTGATAAAGATCCAAGCATGCTTAAGAGTGGATCAGTATATGTTTTTAAGCATAACTACGAGCTAAGAATGAAAAGGATTTTTATAAGCTATGCAGGCGGCACAACAGTAAGGCTTGCAAGTGATAATCCTGACAAGATTCGCTATCCAGATGAATTTATTACTAATGAGCAGCTTAATGAAATTGATTTTATTGGTCGCCTGGAATCTGCTTTAGTTAAACCTTAAAAAAATAAAAGCCACTATATGTGGCTTAGGTTTTATCAAGATGTTGAATATGGTAGCCCCAAAAAAGAAGGAAAGCACAATGATCGCAACACTCAATAAATCTAAAACTGCACTAACAATTAATCGTCAAGAGTTTAAGTTGGCATTAGGTAAAATCGGTGAAGGGGTTGATAAGCAAATAGCTTCGCTTAAGAAGGCCAAGCAAAGCTATGACGCTGCTGAAATAGCACGTGAGGTCATTAGTGAGGCAAATATCTTTGAAGCTATTATTGAAGGCTTTAACGAAGCAGAAGAGACTAATCTAAAACTGACTGACATAACCAATCTTGAGGTCGCACAAGGATGGATAGATGAGTTTTTAGAAAAATATTCTGCGCTATAAATCCCAAATCAATTTTTATGGCTGGATAAATAAAAAAGCTGCTATATGCGGCTTAGTGGTTGGGGTTGTATAAGGATGTTTGATAAACAGTTAGAAATCATTTTGAAACAGCTGTTATACATGTATTTGTTCAATTAAACCAAGTTTAAAAATGATTAATTTATTATAGGCGAGTAGATATTTATGACTGAAGGTATAGAAATAAAATTACCAGAAAGATTAGCTAGTTTAGATAAAGAACTTGAAAGCGTTAGAAGTTCTTTTAGAACACAAAAAATGTCAATGAGTATTGGTGAGTTATGCTCGTTATTCAAAAAAGAGGATTTAATTTTAAATCCGAATTTTCAACGTGTTTTTAGATGGAATAAAGAACAACAATCTCGTTTGATTGAATCAATTTTATTGGGAATACCTTTACCTCCAATATTTGTAGCTCAACAGAAAAATGGTAAGTGGAGTGTGGTTGATGGTTTGCAACGCTTATCAACTATTTTTAGTATTGAAGGATTGCTACAGGCTGACAGTAAGGATGCTATTAAACATGTTTTAAGTTTAAAGCATCAAATTTTACGAGAAGAAGGTCAAGAAATTGATGATGAAGATGAGTTCAACGATATTGAAGAAGAAATCGAAGAAATCCTCCATACAGAAGAACCTGATGAAGAAATATTTAAATTTGTAGGCCTAAAAAAACTTACAAAATTAAATGGCCTTACTTGGAAAGAGTTGTCCTTAGATCATAGGCGTACTGTAAGAAGATCATTCTTCGAAATTAATATAATGTATTTAGAGTCAAACACTAAAGCCCAGTATGAACTCTTTCAAAGACTAAATACAGGAGGATCATCTCTGACTCCTCAAGAAGTACGCAATTGTATCATTATTATGAATGATCCAAGTATTTTTAATAGAATGGATGATTATCGCCTAAACAAAAATTTTATTAAAATTACATCTCTAACTATAAAACAAATGCAAGAGGCATATGATATGGAGCTAATAAATAGATTCATGCTTGCTCTTAATTATTCCAATATAAAATTTGAAAAATATCCTCATGATACAAAAATTGGAGACTTCATTGATGATGAAACTATTGAAATTTTAGAAAGTAAACAACTTGATATAGATATTTCAATTAACCTACTAGAAAAAACTATAGATTTTCTTTATTTAAATTTAGGAAATAATGCTTTTAAAAAATATAATATTACAAAGAATAAATTTACAGGCAGCTTTAATTTAAGTGCATATGAAGCAATTTTAGTTGGTGTTGCAAAAAACCTTGATAAATTACAAAAACTAGATAAAGAAGTCTTCATAAAAAAAGTAGAAAAAATTTACTCAGAGGATGAGTACATAAGAGCATCAGGGCGAGGAATAAAAGTACTTAATAGATTTGAGAATCTAATTAAATTTTCTATGGAGTACTTTTCGAAGTGAGGTTACAAGACTTAGAAAGTAATTTAGATACTGATTTAAGCTGGAGAAAGAATGAGCTAAGTAGTTTATTCGAAATAGCTCTAAATACAAAAATTGCATCTGAAGAAGGACATGATAATTTACTGTATAAAACAGTCTTAAAGACATTATATCTCTTACTATATAGTCATTGGGAAGGTTTTGTCAAAAAGTCTTGCAAGCTGTATATTAGTTATATTAATCAAAAAAATGTAAGAGCTCGTGATTTAACAAATACATTTACAGCATTGGCTTTGAAGAAAAGTATCAACACCTGTTATACAAAAGAAAATATAGATAGTTTAAGTATTAAAACCTACTTAGATTTTATAGATTTACATAACTCTAAACTTCAAGAAAATTTTAAAGTTATTGTTAAAACTGATAGCGATTTTGACGATGATTTTATAAAAACTTTTTCTAATCTTACATATAAAAATTATAAAAATTTACTAACCAGCATTGACTTACCTGTGTTTGAATATTTTTACCACGAAAATTATCATATAGAAGTTGAAGATGTAAGCGGGAAAAAACAAAATGTGCCAGTATTATCTTCAATATTAGACTTTTCTCTTCTACATTATCGACATTCAATTGCTCATAGTGGAAGTGTTAGCAATGAGTTAGATCTAGAAGTATATCAAATTTTACAAGAAAAGATTCTCTATATAATGGATATGTTGGTAACTAATATATCAGATTTTTGCCATGAAGAGTTTTATAAGCAGTGTAATTTTAATCAAAGAAATAAATATATTGAAGAAAAAAATGAAGAGATAAAGCAATATTTTATGAATTTAAATAGCACATTAAATGGCCCTCCTGAGGAGTTTCTTGATGACTAAAAAATATTAATTTTTTAGTCATCGTAAGGAATGTCTTTTATTGATTGTACAGTTAAATGCCTCATCCTAATGGTTTTATTCAAGAAATCATTAGTCTTTTGTGAATATAGTACTTTCATTAATTTTTTACATTCTTTAATTGATGGTATTTTAGGTTTAACTACAATTAAATGATTCTCTACAGCCACCATACCCTTTGAATTAATTAATGTAGCATTAGCTCGAAACTTATCACTAGGGCTTGATGTTCTTTTTATAACAATAAAAGGGGAAGATATTACTTTTCCTTTAAATTTTCTTGTCTCTTTAAATTCAGTAATTGTGCTCCATGATGGGGTGTTTTTTGAATGAAGATATGGATACTCATCACCCACTAGTTCATCTCTATAACTTACTAAAGGACCAATACAAACATCAAATTTATCTGATAGTTTGGATTGACTACTTATGACTTCTTGCCACTTAATTTGAGACATTTCTTTATCACAACGATAACCAGTTAGAATAAAAACGTCTACATCTGTTTTGGAGTTAAACCTTCCAAATGGCAAACAAGATCCAATCATTCTTAAAGAACAAAAATCTCTAAAATCACCATATCGACTACCTGATCTTAATACATCGGGTAAAACAGCAGCAATAAATGTGTTTGGCTCCAAAATTCTCAGATAATGGTCTAACACTATACCAGCAGCATTAACTTTTCCTTTTTTCCAATAATACTTGTTAGGAGAATTCCAACTGGTAAAAGGAGGGTTAAATACAACATGAGTTATCTCTTCTATCTCTGCTTTTGTAATACTTAAAGTATCTACTACTTTAATATTTTTGAAATATTGCAAAGCATCATTAATACCGCAATCTTTTATAACGCCTCTATTTAGTGCTTCTATAATTAAGCGTAGTTTAGTTGCTTCAATAAAAGACTCATGGATATCAAAACCCCAGAGGACCTCCCCCCAAGAACTGATCGTTTTACTTAAAGTTTCATATACTCCTAACATCCGAGAGCATTCAATTAATAAATTCCCAGCACCACAAGTCGGATCTAAAATTTTCGATTCACTTGTAATGGCTCTTGAAAATGATTTTACTAGTTTAGTTGCTAAAGCTTGACCAGTGAAAAAACTCCCAGCTTCTTTCATTTCCTCCATAGAGAGGCATTGTCTGAGTACTAAATCTATTGCATTAAGATTAACTGCCTCTTTTAAAATATTGTCATCAGCATAATCAATAGCCATTCTCAAGCTATCATTGTGCACTAACAGTTGATTCATACATATTCTGCAGTAAAAGTTTTGAAAATAATAACACATCTATAGAAATAAATGTGATTTAAATAATTTATACTATTGATTTTTAAATAATAATTATTTTTCTATTCTGCAGTATAAAATTAATCACTTGCCTTCACTAGGTGGGTTTTTCTTTTCCCCATACTTCTTTATAATTCAAAGTCCAATAACAATAAAATCAAACCATGAAAACAATAACACTTACCACCCTACTCTTATCTTTGACTTTTACCGGCTGCCAGAAGCAACCAGATGAAGGTGTAGATCCAATTGTCACCGCTACAGCTTTTGAGAACTCAGACAATATTCTTAGCAAATATCTGGAAAAGTTAGATTCAGAGTTCACCACTCAAGATGTGCGGGTAAAGATCTTATGCAGAGACTACCCGCGCGAGTATGAAAAAAACTATATGCCTAACTTGTTGAAGCTATCACCCGGTGAATACTCTGAAGCTGTGCTTTTGGCTGATATGGATTTGGTTTTGGATCACTACAAAGAGAAAGATGCTATTCAGTGCTAAAGCTTTCTTACTTCTGAAATATTAAATCTTTATATTGGACTTAAGACCTCTCATGACCAGGTCTGTAATAACTAAGTAAAGCATCACTAACCCGCTATCCGCGGGTTTTCTTTATGTAAGGTAAGTGTAACCTTGTCTTTAAATGTTACATTATAACAATTAATATAAAGATACCTATGATTCATAAATAGAAAGGTAAGTATCAATGAAATATTTGTTAGGTGCAGCATTGTTAGGATTAGCACTTACTGGCTGTACTTCAAATCCACAAAACGAAGTGGTACAAGAAAAAGTTGTGAGCAATACTCCGGCTGAAACTCAGGTAATTAACTTTACTGGTCCAATGGATCTTACAGTCGAATTGAAATCTTCAGATAATTTTGAAACCGCAGAAATGACAGATAATTCTGGCAAGGTTTATCACCTTAAACGAGCTATTTCAGGAAGTGGTATGCGTTTGGCCAATGATGACGGCGTTTCAATTCACTTCAAAGCTGGTGAAGGTATTGTAGAGTTTATGAAAGACAAACCTATCAGTATTACTGAATACAAAAAATAAGATTATTGTTGTAGGACAACCCACCCAGCGGTGGGTTTTCTTTTTAATATATCCATATTTTCCCTGATATTATGAGCTTAAGACTTTGTGCCAACATTGATCTTAAATAACCATTAATACCGGAGAAAATATGAAACCTGAAATTAAAGCTGCTTTAGCTCTTGAGTTAACTAAAGTCAGAATTGCTGATAAAGACCCTCTTGCTTTTGATCTCACCAGTGCAGATCTATGGGTTGAAACCTACGAGCAGTCCGTAAAGGATATCCATAAAGCTGAGTCTGATTACTGCTTAAAATTACACACTAAGCCATCTAGCATTTTTGATTAATCACGCTCAAGGCTCTTGATTAAATTTTCAAGAGCCTGTTTTTGCTCTTCGCTATCAATTTCCACAATAAAATCATTCTGAAATACATATTTTTCTAATTTCTTTGCCTCCCCAATCGCCGCCTCAGCATCCAATTTTGAAGTTTCAATCAATTGCATCACTGTGTTGTGACGCCATTCTTTGCGATTCTGTACAGCTTTCATATTTATAGGCTCCATCCAACCCACCCTGTGATGGGTTTTCTTTTGTCTATTAAATCTTATTTCACCTGAAGAGTAAAAATATTTTTACCATTTTTACCTTACAGGTATTTACTTTATTTTACCTCACAGGTATATTTTATCTCACAAGCAAAGAAAAGCCTCAGCGTTGTTCGAGCAACCTGAGGCGTGACCCACACTCTCTCTGTGAGTAAAGTAATTATGAACACAAAATTAACTCCACACAATAGCTTCAAGGTAACTCTGTTTACTGCTGCCTTAACTGTAAGCGCCTTGGCGTTTGCTCATCTTGCTGACTTTGGTACTGACCAGGTAGCACCAGCTCAAAATATTCAATCTGAATATGGAATCATCTCTTTAAAGATGCTCGACGATATGCGCGGTGAAGCTGTCGTAAATCTGGATGGTTTCCGTTTGGAAATTACTTCGTTTGAAGTTGAAGCATACCCGGATGATTACGGTGTACCAGGTTCCGAATTCACGAATGTAGAAGTAGTAGAACTGGGTGAAATCAATGTATTTGATGCCAATGGCAATCCATATAAAGACTTCACTGATCACCAGGATCATCGCGAAATCAATTCAATGATCGCTGGTTACATCATGAAGCATCGTTTGGTGGAGGTGCAGTCATGATCTTAAATTCTGCTGATCAAATCTTTGAAGCACTCCTGAATGGCCAATCGGTCTACTGGTGTGAATGCGGCTCTGATGACTGGTCTCCTCTAAATGATCGAACTCAAATTAATTTTGTAGACCTCTACACCGGTTTCCTGCAATTCAAAGCAGATGAACTACCTGTAGTTCCAATGCCAGTAGAATTTGGCTCAACTCATCGTTATTTCTCTGAATACATCAAGACCTTTGAAGGACTTGAAATCTATCGCGTGGGTAAAACCCGGGCGAGCTATTTTGCCCTACGTGTAAAAAGCTCAGGAACCATTGCTGACTATTTCTGCAACACAACTATCTATTCCATTCAGCCGGATGGCTCATTGAGGAAGATGGATAAATCCCTTACTCCGAAATGGATTTTAGATGGACTGGAAAATGCGCGTGTTGCTATGCGCAAGAACAAGCGTCATCAAGCTTTAGAAAGTACAGGCTTCTTTGCATCTGAAGACTATAAAAACTTTAAACGTAATAACCGTACTGCAGGAGCACGTTGAGATGGCGATTAATATTATTCCAGCGAATCAAGCGCTGCTAGTCCAGGCAATTATTGTTTACCTGTATGCCGATCCTGGCTTAGGTAAAACATCTATCGGCTTTACTGGTGATAAAGCTATTTCATTCGACTTTGACAAAGGTTCTCACCGTACTGGTGAACTTCGTCGCGGTGCTGTAGTTCAGGCTCACCAGTGGTCTGATGTCGCAAACCTCACAATGGCTGATCTTGAACCATATAACACCATTGTGATTGATACCGTCGGTGCAATGCTTGAAAGCATCAAAACACATTTAATGCTGAATGCGACCAACAAACAAAAAGATGGATCGTTAAAGCTTAAAGCCCAAGGCTTGGCCAACAACATCTTTAAGCAATACGTGAACACTCTGATCGCTTCAGGGAAGGATGTGGTGTTTATTGCCCATGCCTCTGAAGATCAAAGCGGTGACCAGGTAATTTATCGCCCTGATCTGGGTGGTAAAAACCGTAATGAGCTATATCGCATTGCTGACATCATGGGCTATTTGACCACAGTCACTACTGGTGAAGGTAAGAATGCCCGGGTAATTAGCTTTAAGCCTTGCCCTACCCATCACGCTAAAAATGCAGGTGGTTTAGGTGGTGAGACTGGCGAAGTATGGGTGCCGGATCTAAAGACCAGCCCTACATTTCTGGCCGATCTTATCAAACAGGCTAAGGACCATATCAATACCCTGACACCTGATCAATTGGCCGCAATCAAGGCTCAAGAAGATTTAGAAAACTGGGTACAAAGCTGTGGTGAGGCCCAGTATGCGAGTGATCTAAATCAGCTCACTCAGTCTCTTGAAGACACTCATCTGTATTACAAGAATATGCGTGCTGAATTAGTTCGCCGTGCTCTAGAAATGAAGTGCACGTTTGATAAACAACGTAATGCTTGGGTAGATCCACCAGAGTTCAATGGCATTTCTGATGAGCAGCTGGCCGATCTACAGGACTTTATCGATACCTGTGGTCTTGATGCGAAAACAGTATGTGAACATTTAGGGCTTGATGCTCTCAACCAAATAGAAGCTTTTAAATTTGAAGCCGTAAAAAATGAAATAGAACAAGTAGCGAAGGGAGCAATGACAGCATGAAAATTTTAAATAGCAAAGAAGCTTTTGAAGCAATGATGGCTGGCCGAAATATCATGTGTCGTGCAGCTGGTGAGTTAATGGATTTTGATGATCTGTCTCAATTCCCGGCTACGATTTTCGCTATGCCAGGCTATGAGTTCTGCATCAAGGTTGAAACAATGGAGCTGGCTGGTATTACATTTACCAAGCCTTTGACTCTTGATGATGTCGTGGAAGATCAGGAAATCTTTATTATTCATCCTGACCATATCTCACAGGTTAAATACAGCAAACAGTGCATGGAGTATTTCAAAGCTGTCGACAATGGTTTTGCTCAGGCGGATAAAGAAAATGCCGAATTACAATTAGTGGCAATGGGTGAGCTATTTGGTCGAATTATTGTCTATCCCCCAACTATAGACAATACAGGCAAACCTAAAAAGAGACGCTCAACCAAAGCTAAGAATGAGACTGAACAGGCTAGCATTCCAGCTGGTCCAGGTGATGCTGTACCAGATATTGAAAAACAGCCTGAGCCAGAGCTGATTCAGCCTATTGAAGCCATAGAGCAAGAAGCCACTATTAATACTGAAACTCCAGTTACAGAAATTGAAGCGGATTCAGTTGAAACCGACCGGGTAAAGCTTGTTGAAAAGTTCACTGCACAAATTGATCAGTTTACTAAGGAGGATGACGTTCTTTCATTCCGTCACGTATTTCTGGCCAATGGACACTTAGATCAAAAAGATCAACAGCACTTGTGCAAGCTTACGGAAGATAAATTGCTTGAGCTGGATCCAGAGCAATACACGCCGAAGGTTGAACCTGAACCAATCGCAGATGAAGTCATTGAAGTCGTGCAACCTAGTTTGATTGATCAAATTGAAAACACTGCACGCAAACAAGCAGCAGTGGAAAGTGCTGAGCATGGTAGTGCCTCTATCGATCTGTTCTACAAAAAGAAGAAGCAGGTTTTGATCAATCGAATCTATGACATGGATTCAGTTGAAACTTTAGAACGACTGGCACCAGCAATACCTGCAGCTAAATTACTTCCAGCTGATCATCAGGAACTACTTAGCCTGTATGCACAGCGCAAAGATGCCTTGATTCAAGCTGCTGAAACTGGGGAGGCTTCATGAGTTACTCCTACTCTTCAATGACCCGCGTGCTGCTTGTGCAGCACAAAGGTCGGGTTAGAACTTACCGCAACATCAACCTATTCGGTATTGATGATTGCCTTCGAAATTTTGCGAACACCTGGGGGTACAGATGATCTTCAGAATTAAAAAGAAGCATGAAGTTGGCTTTAAGCTTTGGCTAGAAAAATTGGGTTATACCAAAAATGAACTTGCGGATGGCAGCTCGACATTTAGCGGCAAAGGCACACGCAAGACACTAAGTTATGTGCTCTTAAAGAAAGATTTAACAGGTAATGCGGCATGTCAGGTGCTATTCGATGAATATGAAGAACACCTGGATAACCCTGATTATTTAGATGTGAAGGTGGCGTGATGGAAGATAACAAATTGTGGTGCGTAGGAATCTGCCCTGAAGATGATAGTCCGCATGAGCAGTCACCTGCTGCATCAAAAGAAATTGCTGAACGTGCTTTGGCTCGATACAGAGCCATGACTAAAGCTGAAGGTAATCAGTTCATGATCGAATCATTTGATGAATACTTTCAGGTTCAAGAATGGGAAGGTACAGCTGAAGAACACCAGGAACAAATGTTTTATACAGAAGACTGGTTTAAAGAGCCGATGTACCAGTGCAAAAACATGCAGCAGGCTGAACAAGCTTTTAAGTACGGTGAAATCGTGCACTGCTACAAAGATAGTGCTGAGTTAATTACTTCTGATTTTGATGAGGCTAAGCGCTTCTATGAGGTGGCGTGATGGATTTACAGAAAGAAAGAGAAGCGTTTGAAGCTGTGACAAACATATACCACTGCATCTATAACGCCGATCTTAATTACTATTTTAGTGGCTCTAAGTTTGTTGGCGATAAAGCTGAAATGGAGGTTAATGCTGGGTGGAAAGCATGGCAAGCAGCCATAGCTCGCATGGAAGTTCGAATAAATACCCTTGATGAGATGCTTTTAAATCAGGGTGAAGCTCTGGCTCAAGCCAAAGCCCAGGCGGTGCCGGAAGGTTTTGTTTTGGTTAAAACATCTGACCGTGATCAAGAAATGCTGGAGCTGATAGATCAGCGCGACCACATGGAGGGTCAGGCAGAGGAGTTGAAAGATAAGTTGCAGGCGCTTTATGGCGTGGATTTTGGAGAGCACTCTAGTTGTAATTTCCCATTCCAAAATGCAATTGACTACGATGATTCTGATTTTGTGTTGGTTAAGAAAAATCACTTATCTGAGGTGGTTGAAAAGATAGAGCGAATGTTTGAGGAGGATTCACTTTTAGCTTTGGGTGAGCTACTACCTATTCAGCAGGGTATCAAAGCCATGATCGAAGCACAGGAGCCAACCAATGACTGAAATTCAATTAACAAAACTTCAGCTGGCTAACTATGTTTGCGATGAGCTGCATAAAGAAATGCCATTTGATCTGATTTTTGATCAGGACGAATTCGTGCCATTTATGGAAATCATTGATGCTTCAGATCTTGATGTTGGATTTTTAGTTAAGAACATCGGTGACAAGATTCATGTCGGTGTAACTAAGGGAAATTCAAACGGTATATATCAAGCACTGAGCAGTTATATCGCAGAACATCAGAAGCCGAAAAACTGCATCGATCAATTCATTGCAAGCGGTGAATTTGATAAGGCTTTTAAAGATGTGTTTGGGTTGCCGAGTGGTGTGGTGAAGTCTTTGGGAGAAGTGTCGTGAATGATGCAGTGAAATACTTTCAGAAGAATGGACTTCAAAGATCAAAAGAACTGGTTGAGATGGGATTTGGTTTTTGCAGTTTAGAGGATGGTCTTTCGTTTCATACTGAACAGTTGAAGCAGTTGGTAAAGAGTCATGAGCTGGTGGCAAGTTGGGGTGGTTTAGCTGATGCCAAGGTGGCGGTAAAGGTTAGTCGCCACAAGAAATACCTGAAAAGAGCCATTGCAGATGTAGAGAGTTGTATGGAGGTGTCCAGTGAATCTAATTGAACAGTTGGGTGGGTATGAACGAGCTAAACATGAATTTGAGATGATCAAGGAGATGAAGCCAATCTACCCAGGCGAAATTGAAACTAATAATCGCCTGCTTCTTGAATACCGCCGCCAGCACAATATTTTTGAGTCAGATGATTTGGTTACGTCAAAAAAATGGGTTGACGGTTCAATTCATAAAATCGAATTGGTGGACAGTGAAGACAGAACATTAAAGATCTTTTCGCACGACATGGCGTTTTCTTATTGGGTTGACAGTCGAAACTATCGACACGCCACCGATGCAGAAATCAAAGCAGGTAAAAGATTGGGGGTGAATCAATGACAGCAATGGCAAATATGGGTAACTTCATTGTTGCCCTGCCACCTTCAGACATTTGGTTGACAGATGATCAGGCGGCAGAATTTTTAGGATATGGTGGTGTGTATTTCAAATCATCCATTATTTGCTTAAAAGGTTTTCCAAAACCAAGATACATTACAGAAACCACAAAAGGTCGAAGATGGAATTTAAAAAAATTATCTGACTGGCTAGAAAGTAGGCCAGAAGATTTGAAAAAAGCAGTAGGTAGACCCCGCAAAATTTAGCGGGGTTTTTCTTGATTATATTGATTAAATATTAGTTGAGTTGGTGGATCTTCATTGTCTGCAAAGAAGTGACCATTTATTAACTTAAAGTCATTCCAGCCATCTTTAATCACTGCAGGTATATCGCTCTTACCATTACACTTAAAAGCGCAAAACTTATACTTTGAACTAGTTTTTATTGCGGATTCTGCTAGCCCAAGCGTGCCAAGAGATAAGGCTAGCCATGTAATTAGTAAAATTATTCCTGATGATATTGGCACACGACTAACAGAATACCTGCCGCTAATGAGAGCTTTGGAAATATTTTCAAACAACTCAGGGGTTTTATTGCTGCTAATAGGTTTCTTATAGGTTTTAGCAATAACTTTTTCTTCAGTTTCGGATTTTGATCTTGTTTCACTGAAATCAAATAAGCTAATGAAAGACTCATCAGATCCTGTGAGCTTCTTCATTTTACTTTTTAATGCAAATTCAATATCACTTGTTCTTACTTCCCACCATTCCTGCCAGTATTTTGCGCCAGCTGCAACCTTTATCTGATGCCATGATATAAAAATCCCCATGAAGCAAATAGTTGACTCAATAAATGGCTTACTTGCTTGATTACTAAAAACAGATGCTAATAGGACACCCTGAAACAACATGAAAAAGTTATTGCGGTGAATTAAATTGGATATTTCGAAATTTCTTGTTTCTATACTTAGCTTATAAACTGACTTTAGCTCATCAATTTCATTTTTTAATTTTTTATCATCAAAATAATTTTTTAGTGGATTTTTAGATCTCTTAATTTCTTCGTTATCATATTTATGATCAATAGAATCTGGGGAGCTGTAATTTTTAACCGCTTTATATCTTTTATTAAATGATTGGAATTTTTGATAGGGGTATTTTAACAA